AAGAAATGAAAGTTTCATTTAAATTAAATCCATTGGTATTCCCAATGATGTAATTAATATGGGGGCGACTGGTTTTGATTGCAATACGAATATTACTAACAAGCATGAGAATGATATTATACTCATTAAAAATGTATATCACCAACAAACGGCAAAGTTAAGAACTTGTCTAATCATGTTGGGTTTGTAAACTATGCTGCACCACGTGTGCAGTATGGTATTGCTGCCTAAGTAAATGATATGAGCATCTATGCTTGGAAACAGAAAATAGAAAGCGTGAAGTAACTATAAAACTTAAATTATAGCAGTTCTTTATCTGTATAAAATAGAGTGGTGGAGTCAACTTCGGTTGGTCAATATCTTTTGTATGTTGTAGTAAGATAAATAACATAATAAGCTTGTAATAGAATTAGTAATAGTAAATATTGTAAGACGAGAGTTCGATTCTCTCCGCCTCCACAACAATGAATCTATGTGAAATTCATAACCGAAATAAAGCTCTGTTTTTAAACACCTTGAAATGGTCGTCAGTTAAAGTCTGATACATTAAATTAAACAACATGAAAACATAACAACCATGAAAAAATTACTAATACTTTGTACAATATTTGCATCATGCAGTGAACCACCTGTTCTTAATAATGAAGAAAATCCTTTCATTGTTAGTGGAATAGAAGCAGTATCTGCTACCCACGCTTTATATACAGATTTTAAAGCTAATGATAGTACTACTCATATTAAACAATCTATTGTTTTACATAGAGGATTATATAATATAGGTGATACTATATACTTTTACAAATTTGATGCTCAACCTTTAAAGAAATAACTATGTACGCTATATATGTAATTAAGAATTGTATTACAGAAGGTTATTATACTAATGTATTATCAGGTAAATATTGTTTTGCAGGTATATTATTTGCAAAAAAATTTCTTACTTATGGTGATGCAGAAAAAATAATAGAAGAAATTAATGCTGCTAAACAAGAAGGTTTATATTGTATTGAGAAACTTTTTATAGTATCAAAATAATGACAGAAGATAAAATGTTACATATTTAATAAAAAAGAAATGAACTATAATAAGCACATATGGGAAGGTTGGACTGTTCAAGATTTCATTAATGAACTAAAACCTACTATTCAAATGATTATGGATGGTAAAAGTTATGTTAAACCTTTTGTTAATAAAGAAGAATTAAAAGTATGGTGTATGGATAATCAACCATATTATAAGAAACACATTCCCGAATTAATAACATACTTTTGTTACACCTTTAATATTAAATAACATGATAATAGGAATTAGTGGTAAAATAGGTTCAGGTAAAGATACTGTTGGTCAAATTATTCAATATTTAGTTTATAGAAATGCTTATAAATTAGATATTATAGCTGATATCAGTAAAGAAAACTTTGAAATATATAAAGCAAGTTTTGTTACTATTAAAGAAAGTAGTTGGCAAGTTAAAAAATTCGCAAGTAAACTTAAAGATATTGTATGTCTTTTAATCGGTTGTACACGTGAACAACTTGAAGATAATAACTTTAAGAATGCTGAATTAGGGGAAGATTGGGTAAGATATGCTTATGCTATTGGTCATGGTGATAAAAATGGTCAAAGAACTATGTGGGATATAACTTGTACTAAAGAAAAATATGAACAAGAACGTATTGCTAATTGGCAAACTGCATATAAACAAGCAATAAACCCAAGATACCTTCTTCAACTATTAGGTACTGAAGCTTGTAGAGAAGTAATACATCAAGATATATGGGTTAACGCACTGTTTGCCGATTATAAAGGTACACAATATACTCATATTGATGAACAATGTCCAAGACAAGGTGTAACTGAAGTAACAGAACAAGACGAATTAATGTATGGTTCTATTAAATCTACACACCCTAATTGGATTATTACTGATATGCGTTTCCCTAATGAATTAGAAGCAGTTAAAGCACGTAATGGTATTACTATTAGAATTAATAGGAATTTTTATACAGGTGTAAATAATCATTTAGCAGCTCAACAACACGAATCAGAAATTGCTCTTGATAATGCTACATTTGATTATATTATATCTAATGATGGTATTATCGAAGAACTAATTGATAAAGTTAAACAAGTATTAATCTTAGAAAAGATAATCTAATGTATAAGTTTTATAAGATATTTAGAAGTGGTGCAAGAAAATATTGTGCTACATTTGATAGTACTTTAGACCCTGATTACCATAGTTATATTAATTGGTGTAAAGAAAATAATACAGGTTGGGAATTATTAGATAATAATGGTAATATTAAATTTAGTAATAAAACTAATGAATAATCATCGTAAAAAAAATAACTAATGTTAGAAAAACTTGTAGTACTTGACTTTACAACAGGAATAGTAACTGTATATCCAAACTATATTGAAAATGCTGATTGTTCACCACCATTTGATTATGAATCAATGACTAATAATGAAGGTGAAATAATACTACATTTAAATACACATTGGATGGTTACTAAAGAATCAATTATAATTAAATAGAAATGATTAGACTAATTAATGTTGAAAGTAAAATATTTATAATAAATAAATATAAAATATCATTTTTTGAACAAAGTGGTAAAAATACAAGAATTGTAATGCAAGATGGAACTTCTATTACGGTTGATATAAATATTAATAATATTATATCTTATCTTAAAGAACAAATTTTAATATCATTATAATGGGAGCAGGTAATACAATTATTAGACATGATGGTACTAGTTATAATACTTATTATTTAGAACATTATTCACATTCTGATGACAATGATAAACCATATTGTGATGATAATCCTTGTATTTGTAATGAATATTTTATAGATGATTTAACAGGTAATATTTCAAGTTTTAAAAACCTTGTTAAAGCATATAAAAGATACATTCCTGATTGTAGAGTTATCGCTGAAAATAGTATTTTAATGGTTGTTATTGCAGATAATGAATGGTCAACTGCTATTGCTTGCATTCCTATTTTAAATGATAATTATAATTATAATCATGGTGCATTTATTGCTTCTGCTAATTCTGTTATGAAAAAAGTAGCTGAAATGCAATCAATTTATGCAAGAAATGGTGCATGGCAAAGTTCTGTAATAGAAGATGCTAAAAATTATGTTTTTTATTAACCTTTAAATTAAATAGAATGAAACTTTTAAGAACAAGATTTGAACGTGTATCTATTGATGTAACTGATATAGAGCATGAAGATAAAGTATATACGATAAAAACGTATAGAAATGAAGCAGCTAAAAAAACTTTAGAAGATGTTGTTACTGATTGGGAAGGTAACGATATTACTGATTCTGAATTAGGTGAATTATTACTTAACTTTTATAAAGCAAACTAATGGACTTTTTACAAATACTCTTAAAAACTGGTTTAATTGTATCAACTATTGGAGTTTCAATATTTACAGCTAGAATTGCTTATGCTATTGGAAGATGTGAAGATAGTATGATTGACCCAATGATAAAAGAAAATTTAATCATTACGATTAAAAATAATTTGCTTATATCATTATTTATTCTTATATTGCAGCTTGTTTGTTTAACAAATATAATACAAGTGTAATTGGTATTTGCCGTTGTGGTGGAATTGGTAGACACGAAGGACTTAAAATCCTTTGAACAGTGATGTTCGTGCAGGTTCGATTCCTGTTGACGGTACAATTAATAATAAACTAACCTTAATTAAAAACAAAATGGAAAATCAAAATTTTATTCAAATTGGTGAGATTGAAAAAGTTGTAATACGTAAACTACGTACAGCTGGAGATAAAGGTAATAAAATTGTAGAAGCTTTAGAAGCAACTATTGATAAATTACAAGTAAAAGAATCTTTTGTAATTACTTTATTAGATAATAGTGTTTACACAATAAAGAGTTATGTAAACAAAGCAGTAGCAAATATCATAGAGAAACAACAACTTAAAGAAGGTGTTCTTAAAATTGGTATTTATACAAATGCTAAAGATAAAGATGGTAAGGTAATTTCTATTCGAGTATTTAGAACAATTTAAACAAAAACAAAAACAATTAAAATGAAAATCACAAAACTAACTAAAGCTAAGGATACAAGCGTTGTTTTAAGTAAAACTAAAACACGTGATTTAGTACACATTTTAATAAAAGATAATGTATCTGATGTTTTTCAATTTAAAACAGAAGAAAACAGAAAGAAAATTATTCTTAAATTTGTTGAAAAAGCTAAGAATAAAGTTGCTAAAAATTCAGAAGGTCTTATGACTCTTAATGAAGAACTATTTGTAGAATTTATAAGTAAAGTTTTATATTCTAAAATTTCAACTTATGAGAAATATGAAACAGTAGAAAGTGCTACTGAAAATTTAACACCTTTAGCTGCACAAATTGGTAGTTTTACTAAATTCATTGAAAGTGTTGAACCATTTACTAGAAATCTTATAAAAGATAATGGTATTAGTTTTATTAAAGGAAGTTGTGAAACTTTGTATTTAAAACTATTTGGTGGTTATGAACTTGTTATACAACACTTAGGAGAAGTAAAAGTAACAGAAGGTGTTTATAGAGATAGTTTCAAATATGAAATTAAGCAGTATAGAAAAATGCTGTATAACGTGAAATATTAATATTATGGGGTAAGTGTAAAAGCTTACCCCTTTTAATACCAAACTATGAAAGATTCTATAGAATTAAAAAATATTGAAAATACTGTTAATGCAACAGCAGTAAGATTGTTTGGTGAAGCAGGATTAGAAGCTTTAGAAAAACCTATGGCAAGATGTCCTGTTGATTTTACTCATGCTATTGAATTTGATAAAATTAAAGAACATATTAATTGTACTGAATGTAATAAGATTTACCATGTAGGTCAATGTACTTACGGTGAATTACATGGTAGAATTTTAATTTATCAAAGTATTACCAATATTTTAGGAACAACTATGAGTAGTCAATCTAAACTACTTAATGATAAACTTTTAACTTATAAACAACAACTATTAAAAGCTAGAGAACAAAATTTAGGTGAAATGGTTATAAGATTAATGGGTAGAATTGAAGCAATTGAAACTATTAAAAAAGATTTAAATTTATAAAATGGAACTAACAGTAAAAAAAGAATTTATTAAACTTACAGACCATCAGTTTAGTATTCTAAATGATATTAAGAATTGGGTTAATTTTAGTAAAAATACTACTGCTGCACTATCAGGAGCAGCAGGTACAGGTAAAAGTACTCTAATATCTTTTCTTATTAAACACTTAGAAAACAGTAATAAAATCTGTATAAGTGCGCCTACACATAAGGCAAAAAAAGTAATGGAAGATATGCTTAAAGTTAAAGGCACTCCTGTTAATTCTGGTACTATTCAATCTTTATTAGGCTTAAAATTAGATACTGATTTAACTACTTTTGACCCATTTAATCCTGCTTTTGCCGTATTAGGACTTCAAACTATTTATAATTATAAACTTGTTATAATAGATGAATCTTCTATGATTAATAAAGATTTATTTAGTATGATTAAAAATATAACAGAAAAAGCTAAAATTAAAGTTCTTTTTGTTGGTGATGAATATCAATTACCCCCTGTAAAAGAAGATAGTTGCCAATGTTTCAAAGTTACTGAAACACATGATGTTTATAACTTAACTACTATTATTAGACAAGAAAATGATAATCCTGTTCTAAATGTATTATCAGCTCTTAGAGAAGAAATAGGTAATAAAACTTATAATCTTGATAGAATTAAAGCTTTATTAACTACAACGGAACCAACTATGAGGGATTGTGTTACTAATAAATTTAATGGGCAAAAAGGTTATTTAGCTTTAAATAAAGAAGATTTTATAACATATCTTAGAAAGTCTTTTTTAGCTTATCATTTATCTGATTCATTATTCGATATTAAATATATTGCATGGACAAATGAATCAGTTGAACTTTTAAATAAAGTTATAAGAACAACTTTAAATAATAGTAAAGAACCTTTTGTAGTAGGAGATATAATTACAGGATATTCTACTGTTTTGTTTGATGAACAAATCATTATTACAAATTCAGAAGAATATAAAATTCTAAATGTAGAACCTATAGTTGTAAATGCTTTTAATAATGTTTCTTCTCAACGTATGGATATTGAAACAGTAGTAGGAACAATAACAGAAATAAATGTTGCTATCCCTGATGCAAATTATGTTGATGAATTAAAATTGTTATTAGCACAAGGTAAACATAATAGGAAATGGAAACAATATTATTATTTTAAAGCTAATTTTCTAAATCCTGTTACTATTCTTAATGAAAAAGGTAAAGCTTTCATTAGAAAAGATTTAGATTATGGTTATGGTATTACAATACATAAATCACAAGGTAGTACATACCAATGTGTTTTTGTTAGTTATTATGATATTATAAGAAATCAAAATATTGATGAAGTTTTTAGACTATTGTATGTTGCTTTTAGTAGAACATCAAAAACTCTAATAATACTTGTATAATTATTAATAATCGCGGAGGTTGAAATATACCTCCGCTATTTACACTAACCTTATGATATATTTTATTACAACAAAAGAATACAATTTTACTAATGAAAATTTAACTTTTGTTAATCCTGCAAAAGGTAAAGAAATTTTAAAAGATTTTTACGATAATAATAAACATATCGCTTTAGATACTGAAACAACAGGTTTAGATGCTTATGTAAATGATATTGTATTAACAGGATTTGGTAATGTAGAAACTCAAATTATTGTAGATAGTAGATATGTTAAATTAAAAGATATTATTCCTACTGATTATGCTTCTAAAGTATATGTTGGGCATAATCTAAAATTTGATTATTCTATGATTTTAATCAATGATAAAATTGATTTAAAATTTCTTTGGGATACTATGATTGTTGAACAACGCATAACACAAGGTTATGAAGTATCTACAAGTTTAGAAGAAACATTGCTTAGAAGATTAGAGGTAACTGTTGATAAATCAACAACATTAGATTTTACTTATAAATATTTTGAATTACAATTTAAACACTTAGAATATTTAAAAGAAGATTTAGTACATTTATTACCATTAAAAGAAAAGCAAACAGAATGGATAACAAAGCTTAGACAAGAAAATTTATTTTACAAAATAGAATTTCCTTTAATAAGATATATTGCTCAAGCAGAATTAGAAGGTTTTGTATTAAATAAAGAAGCGTGGATTAAAAATATTAAAAATAATGAAATTATTAAATATGAAAAAGAATTAGCTTTAGATGAAGAAGTTAGAAGTTTACGTGTAATTAAGAATTTTGAGAATGATGAAATATTTAAAAGATTATCAGGAGGAAAATTTGATAGAAACAGAAGTAAAGCACCTGATTACTCTAATGTATTAGATTTATTTGGAGAACCAATGAGTTCTCAAACATTAACAGGATTAAAGAAGAAAATACAAGTAAGTGTTGGTTTAATGAATTGGAGTTCTCCTACTCAACTTATTGATTTATTTGCAAGACTTGAAGAACCTTTACCTACTAAATTTGGTGAATACGATATTCCTATATTTGATAGTATAAAAGGTGTTTTAAAACATGATATTGGTTTTATAACACAAGCTGAAAGCCTTGAACAATATTTTATTGAGAAACCGTTATCTGTTGTTAATAATCTTCTAAAACTTCTATTAGAATATAGAGAAGTTGAAACTGAACTATCTTCTTTTGGTGTAAATTTCTTGGATAAAGTTAATCCTATTACAGGTAAAATTCACACTATTTATAGACAAGCTAAAGCTGTTAATGGTAGATTACAAAGTGGTGGTGGTAAAAAAGAATCTGATAAATTTAATTCTCAAAATATACCAAGAAAGAAAACTATTAGACAATGTTTTGGTACTGATGAAGGTTATAGTATAAGTACTGTAGATTTATCAGGAGCAGAAGCTATTACTATGGCATCTAAAGCACAAGATTTTAAATTAAAAAGACTTGTTGAAGCAGATATTCATAGTCATTTAGCAACTATTGGTTTTAAAAACATCTATTTATATAGAGCAGGATTAGATTTAGGTTTATGGGATAATAATGAAGAAGGTGTAAGACATCGTCCTTTTCAAAAAGTTTATAATTTCTTTAAAAGAAAGAATAATTCAAAAATTCTGCATTTATTAGAAATAACAACAGAGAGAAAAGCTAAAGAAAATTATAATCTATATAAAACATTTTATGTTGATAAAAAACATAATGCTCATTTTAGGCAATCATGTAAAAATCTAACATTTGGTGGTATTTATGGTTGTAAACCTAAAAAAGCAGCTAAAACTATTGATGTTTCACGAGAAGAAGGATTAGTATATCTTAATACTGCTAAAAGTGAAATACCTGATGTTTACAATCTTGTTGAAAGTAATGTTAAAAAAGCTTTAACTGATGGTTTTCTTGTATTAAATTCTAGAACAAATAGTCGTATTTGGTTTCCATTAGTATTAGATGCTAAGAAAAATAAATATGATATAGATGACTCTGTTAAATATCAAGTAGAAGGTCAAGCACGTAATATTCCTATTAGTGGTACACAAGCTGATATGATTAAAGAAGCTATGGTTGAAATTGGTTCTTTCATTGAAAAGAATAAATTAGACTGTAAAATCCTTATACAAGTGCATGATGAACTTGTTGTTAAGCATCCTTTAAATATGGATGGTGTATCAGAAGAATGGAAAGCTAAACCTCATTATGTTACTTTTACTTATGATAATGGCAAGACTAAATTAGTTTCTTTTGCTGAATTTACTGCTTTAACAATGGAAAAGGTTTGTAATAGATATTTAGTTAATATGACTATGAATACTGAAAGAAATACTTTACTAACATGGACAAAATAAAACAATGGCATTAAAAAACATTCTAAGAACAAAGGAAATTTTAACCCACAGGGAGCAAAACAACGTATCTAACAGCGTTAAACCAAAAAGTCAAAGGGTGGTTGAATTGACCCATACTTTTAAGAATTACGAATATGAAGTTGGTGATGTTCTAATAATTAGAAAACAATCACACGCTTCTGATTACGATAGAGATATCGCTGCACAATATGACATTGATTACACTACTCCATTGACTGTTGAAACTATTAAAACTGATAGTAATAGTCCAACTTGTGTATTTCAAGTGGTAACTTTCAAAGAAATACCGAATGAACCACACATTGCTTATTTATTTAAACCTTATAAAGAATAATTATGAAGATTACAAAAAAACAAATACTTAATAGAAATATTCCGATTGATACTATAATTAAAGTAGCTTTTAATATAGTAGAAGGTCTTATAGATTTATTTGCAAATTCTGCTGGTTCTAAAAAAGCACAAATTGAAGCTTTACAAGCTGCTCAATTAGCTCAAGGAGAACTTATAGAAGCACTTGGTAGAGAAAATATACAAAGAATTGCTGATATTGAAGCATTAAATGCACGTAGATAAGAATAAACTATTACGTCAAGAACAAGGGGTTGTTAAGTTTTTCAACTCTAGTAATTTTAAAGCTTCTAAAGATAGACAAGGAGTTTTAAATTATTTTACTGGAGTTGGAAAAACTTACACCGCTATTCTTATAATAAAAGAGTACCTTAGATTGTATCCTTTAAAAACTGTCGAAATACTTGTACCAAGAGAAGTTTTATATATGCAATGGAGTAAGGAAATACAGAATAGAATACCTTATGCAAATATTAAAATTACAACATTAGGAACTTATATTCATAATCCTAATATGACTTCAGAAGTAGATTTATTAGTTGTTGATGAATTGCATATGTTTTATGATGTTGAAGTTGTTCAACTAATTAACAATACAAGAATTAAATTTACTGATAATTTAGGGTTAACAGCCCACTATAAAGATAAAAAAGGTAGACAAAAAAGTATTGAACACATTTTCCCTGTAATTGATATAATTGAGGAGTTTGAAGCTTTAGCCGAAGGTTTTATTAGTCAGTTTATTGAATATAATCTAAAAATATCTTTTACAGAAGCTGAACAAGAACAATATATTAAGCTTGCCAATGTAATAGATAAATATTCTCCTAAATTTGGGGAAACTAATCAATATGGTATTGCTCTATTTTGTTATGCAGGAGGTAAAGGTAAAACAGGTATTTATAGAAAAGGATTTGATTGGTGTCAAATATGGGGAAAAAGACAAGGTTGGTATAAAGGTTGTTCTGAAGAAGTAGATTTACTATGGAATCCAAGTAGAGTTATGGGTTATGCTAAAATATTTGTAAATGCTATTAGTCAAAGAAAAGACTTACTTTATAATGCAGAAAACAAAATATTAATAGCAAAAGAACTTGTATTTAAATTTGATAATTGTAAAACTATTGTATTTGGACAAAGTACTAATTTAGCATCTAAATTAAATTTAATGCTTAATGAAAAACAAGCTGGAATATCTGTTGCTTTTCATAGTAATATACAACCTCAAATACTTCCTAGTCCTAAAACAGGTAAACTAATTAAATTTGGTGCTAAAAGATTAAAAGATGCTGCTTTAGAAGGTATTAAAAATGGAACTGTAAGAGTAATTTGTACTGCATCTGCTTTAGATGTTGGTTTTGATGTTGAAGATATTAATCTTGGTATTATAACTTCTAATACTTCAAGTACAACACAAAGACAACAAAGAGGTGGTAGAGTTAAAAGGGTTAATACTAAAAGTATGTTTCCCGATAAAGAAATTGTTCTTATAGTTAATATGTATGTTGAAAATTCACAAGAAGAAAAATGGTTAAGAGAATCACAAAAGAAAAACAAAAATGTTAAATATTGGGTTGATAGTATTGATGAAATTAATTATAATCCAACAAATAAAGATGTCTTTGACATAACTGAATTTATTGATGATTAATATTATACAATACGTTTCATTTTTAATGAAGCATCAAATAAGTGCAAGTCAATTTCTACTTATGTATTTACTATATAAGAAAGAAATAGCTTTAATTCATCAATACATTAAAATTTTTAGGAAGGGGAAAATAGGATTTATGGATAAAATTGATTATGATGATTTAATAGCAAAAGGGTTTATAAAGGAAGTAGAAGGACAAAAAGGTAAAATAATTTTAACAGATAAATTTAAAAGTATATTCATTGATGTACGTGAAGCAGTTGAAGAAATATATGATTTATATCCAGCAATTATTATAAGTGCAAAAGGTGTTAAATACCCTTTAACTTTATATAATAGAGAAGAATTTATAAAACTATATACTAAAATATTAGAAACAGATATACACGATGAAATAGTAAAAGATTTAGAATATGCTGTTAAAAATGATTTAATTTTTGGTAAAATTGATACATTCTTTACAAGTAAGTTTTATTTAGGTATTAGAAAAATTAGAAATGAAGGAAAAAAAGTAACAGAAGTTAAAATAGGACAAGATATAGACCATGAGTTCGGCAACTAAAGTATTACCATTTAAACATATAAGTGAAGTAGCTAAAGAAGCTATAATCGCTTTAAACGAAGAAAGACACGGAGAACAATTAGGACTTTATACAAGATTTCCTAAATTTAATGTTGCTATGAATAAGTATTCAAGATTTTCTCACGTTACTCTAATTGCTGCTGCATCAGGTGCAGGTAAATCTTATTTTATTAATATTTTAGAAGAAGATTTTACAGATAGTAAAGGAGTTAATAAAGATTTTAAAGGTAAAGTTATGTTAATAGCTTTTAAATTTGAAATGGAAGGTAAAGATGAACTTATTCGTGCTGCTTCTCGTGATATGGGTGTTTCTTATAATTATTTACTAAGTTCTGAATATATAGGCAATTCTAAATATAATCAATTATCTGATTTAGAATTAGCTGATGCTATTAAGTATTTTAAGCAAATAGAAGATAAGAAAATATACTATATAGAATCTATTGGTGATTGTATGCAAATACTACATACTGTTCAGAAACTATGTAATGAAAATCCTGGATATAGACCTATTGTTACTATTGACCATTCTTTACTAACTAAAAAAAGTACTGAAAAATCTGATATGGAATTGATTTCTAATATTGCTATTACTGCTATTGTTTTGAGAAAAACCTTTAAAGCAATGGTTTATATATTAGGTCAATTAAATAGTAATATTGAGTCTGTTGAAAGACGTATTAAAAAAGAATTACATTATCCTATTAAAACCGATATTTATGCTCAAGCACAACTATATTGGGCTTGTGATAATGTTTTTATTCTTAATAGACCTGAACTATTAGGTATTGAAGAGTATGGTAAGTTAAAATTACCTACTGCAAACTTAGTACACATGAGTTGTATAAAATCAAGAAAAGGTCGTTTAGGTAATATCTTTTTGATGGAACAACTAAATAAATCTACCTTTTCAGAAATTACAGTTGATTATTTATTAGAAAAAAAGAAAAAAAATGAAGAAAATATTTTGTAGTTACGAAATTAGTGTTACATTTGCATACGATTTACAATTAGCACCGTCCAATTTTATAAAGTTTTAGAGTTAAAGCAATGAAAGATTTAGAAAAACAAGTTTTAGATATTACACCTGCTAATGTATTTAATAGTAATAACCTTGAAGTATTACTAAATTTTAGTGCAACTATTGTTAAAAGTAATCTTACTCCACATAAGACCTCTGAATCTGCTTTAGCAGCTATTCTTCAAGGTATGGAAATAGGATTACCTGCTATGGCTGCATTAAATAATATTCATCTTATTCAAGGGAGAGCTACTTTAGGTGTTAATGTATATACTGCTATTTTATTAAAAAATGGTATTATATTCGATATACTTAAAGACTGTCAACCTATATTTCAATATGTTAGAAGAAAATCTGATGGAAAAGATTATTCTCCTGTTATTGTATATAGAGAAGATGAATTACCTGATGCTAGTGCGCTTGGTTCAGATAAACTAATCAAAGGTGTTAAACCTGTTGATTATGTTACTGAAATTAAATTTAGTAGAGTTGTAAAAGGAAGAGAATTTACAATTACTAATAAATTTAGTTATTTAGATGCACTAACGCAAGAACTTACTGATAAAGATAATTGGAAACGTATGCTTAAAACTATGCTACGTACTCGTTGTCTTACTACGGGAGCAAGGTTAATTGCACCTGATTTATTTATGGGATTATATGAAACAACTGAAATTTTAGATACTAACCAAAAAAACAATAACTATGCGGTAACAGAAGATGGAGTAGTCGAAGATATTACCAATAATGGATAACATTATTAAAATGACCTTTAAAAACAATTAAACAAAAACAATCAAACAATTAACAAAAACAATTTAAAACAACAACAAAATGAAAATTATCCGTAAAACAACAGGTACACGTGAAAAAGCAGGAGTTCCAGCAGGTATAATGGTTACTTGCACTAAAGGCATTCTTCGTCTAACTACTGCATTGATTGATGCTCTAAGTCTAACTACCGCTAGTAAACTAGTAATGGTATTAGGAGAAGAAGAAGATGATAATGGTGAAGCAGTTAAGGCAATTTATATGTCTGTTGAACCTAAAGGTTCAGAAGAAGGTGCTACTCTTGGTGCAGTAGGTTCTTTGCTTCAATTCTCTGATTCTGCAACATATCAGCATTTGGAAGGAAACGAGAAAGTAAATCGTTTGTTTACAGTTGATGTTGAAGCAGGTGAAGAAGTTGAAGGAACTACATACTATAAATTAGTATTTGCTTCTGAAACTGCTAAATCTCCACGTAAATCTTCTGCTGAAGGTGGTGATGAAGAAGATGATGAAGAAGGAAGCGAAGATTAATATTAATTAATCTTTGTTTAAAAGAGGGGTAGTGTTAAAACTACTCCTCTTTTTTTTAGTTAAATAAATCGAGAAAAACAATTAACAATTAAAAATTATTATTATGGCTGATAAAAAGAAAAATGTAGCAGATGAAGAAGTAAAAGTTCCTATTGTAACAGGAGAATTTCAAGAACCTATTGTAGAAGAAGCATTTGAAGATGGCTTTGAAGCAGGTGATTTTGAGATTGGTGAAGAAGTAAGTGGTACAAGATTTGGTAGTTTCCATCCACCTATTAAAGATACTAATGGTCAATATGACTTTCCAAAAGCTTATCTTGTAGATGTTTCAGTTAAAGAAGTTGAAATTAAAAAAGGTGATAAAATTGGTCAAAAAGCTAATATTTTAAATTTCACTTTTGCAGACGCTCCTACACTTGAAAAAGCTAAAGTAAGATTTGTACATTCTGAATGGCAAATTGATAATGTTAAATCAGAAGATGGTGCAAAAATGTTTGACGGTATGAAAAACAGAATTAAACATCTTTTTGAAACATTCCTACCTAATAGTCAAGTAGTATTGGGAACAGGTGCAAGAAGTTTTGTAGGTTGGTTTAATATTATTGAAAACCAATTTAAAACAAGTAAAGCAAATAATACTCCTATTTATAGTAATATTCCTGTTTATGTATTTGTTACTTTTCAGAAAAAAGGTGGTAATGTTCAATTTCCATTATTTCCAAACTTTATTGAACTTGCAGTTGCAGGTAAGAAACCAATTACCTTTACTGTTAATACTAAATACCATCAAATTACACCTAAAGCAAGTGCAGGTGCAGCTAATATGGCATTAGATATTAGTCCAAGTGATTTTCCTGAAATGGGTAATGAGTTCCCAAGTTAAGTAAAGTTACTGTTACTGTTTAAAGAGAAGTTGCAATCAAAAAAAGATTTGCAGCTTCTCTTTTTTTTGTTTATATTCGTAAATTATATTTATATTATTATCTAATTAATGAGTTTCGATATACACCCAAAAATAACCAAACAGTATATATTAGCAAGACTTACACAAGAAGATATTTTCAATTTTTACTTATCAAATTTTAATGTAGTAGTTCAAACAAAAAGTTTATTTAGTTCTCCATTTAGAAGAGATAAAGACCCAAGTTGTGGTTTTAAGTATCGCGGTGATGGTAAACTAATTATGAAAGATTTTGGTGGTGATTTTCATGGTGATTGTTTTGATGTTGTTAAATATATATTTAGATATAATAATTTTTATGATATATTAGATACAATAGCCAGAGATTTTTGTATTCATAAATATGAAAATAATAAACCAAAAGATTTTAACATAAATACTCAAAAACTTATAGTTGAGAGTATTAACAAAGTTACTGAAAAAACTGATATTAAAATTAAAGTTAGAAAATGGTTAAAAGTTGATGAAGCTTATTGGAAAAAGTTTAATATTACTATTGAGTTATTAAATTACTATAATGTTTATCCTATACAATTCTTTTGGGTTAATGGAGATTTAAAATATGAATTTGAAGCTGATGATTTAGCATACGCTTATTATTTTGGTAAAAATAGCGATAATAATGAGAAATTTAAAATTTATTTACCTCTTAGAAAAAAGTTTAGATTTAGACAAAACTGTTCTGTACTACAAGGACTGAATCAATTAAAAAAAGCAGAATACGGTGTAATAACTAAATCTTTAAAAGATGTTATAAGCCTACGTTCTTTTGGTATTCAAGCTGTTGCTCCTAATTCAGAGAATACTAAATTGCAGTTAGATGATATACTAACTATAAGAAAAAGCATATTCAAACCTTATTCATTTTATGATAATGATTTAACAGGTATTAGAAATGCAAAAGAAATACGTGATACTTATACAATTCCTATAATTATGTATCATAAAAGAACAGTAGCAGAAGAATTTTATCATCCTAAGATTAAAGACTTTTGTAATATTGTTGAATATTTAGGAAAAGAAAAAACTAAAAATTTAATTAAACAAATTCAAACAAACATTGAAAATGAAAAACTTAATAGCCCTTTCTGATAATGCTCTTTTTATTGGTTTTGCTTCTGAAACTTCTTTAAAAGAATCTAAAGCAAAAGTTGAAAAGTTTATGGAAGAAAAATATCCTTTATATACAATATTTGCAGAAGGTAAAATAGAAGATACACCTAATGGAATTATAAAACGTGTATTAGATATACCTGATAATGTTGAATCTAAATGGGTAGATTCAGGAAAATGGAAAAATAGAAAAACTAATCAAATAGTTAATATTAAACCTAATGACCCTTTTGAATGGATTACATTGAAAAAAGAAGATTTTAACTTCGCATTTAATACATTTAAAGGTTTAATTGGAGAAGATTACAAGTTTGGTACAATTTACACATTATGGAAATAATAACCGTAACAATACCTAATTATATTAGGGAAATTCAATTAAGCCGTTCTCAACGTGCTATATACTTTGAATGGGATAGTTTTAAGGACAATATTAAGGCTAAAAATAAACCATTATTACAGAAGTATATTAAAGACAAAAATCAAGCTATTATGGAAAATCGTGTATCAGTAAGTAACCTTGAAAAAGGTTATTTTATTGGTATATATGTTAAAACATTATTAGTAGGTTCTGTTGTTATATCAGGAGGTAAACCAATAGATTCTTTATATAATGGAAAAACTTATAATAGAAAAGATTTTAAATACTATCTAACAGAATCAGATAGCAAAACTATTATATTAGCAAACCCTAATCAAGTCGGGCAACCTAATATTAGACCTATTAAAGGACAAGATATTTATACAGGTGGTGAACATATAAGAGCTGCTGTAATAGATAATATTAAAACTTCTTTAATGTCATACGTTAGGGGTATCCCTGTAATTACAGAATTTCCGATTATGATTGATATGGAAATACATGATACTGTTAAAGCTTGGACTGATAATAGTCAAGATGTTGTTGGTGGTAATTGGGATGTTGATAATAGAGGTTATCCTTATGCAAAAGCTTTTCCTGATTTATTAGTTAAATTAGGTAAAATACCTGATGATGATAGACTTAGAATTACTAAACCTCCTGGCGCTATATTTGTTCCTATTAAAGAAGATGAAACACGTAAATTAGTATTTAGAATTTACACTGATACAAGAATTTGTATCCAAGAAAATCCTTTTTATAATGGAACTATTATACGTGAAAATGTTAGAAAAGAAAATCAGTCTATTAAAAAGAAAACTAAACATCCTGATTATAAACCTAAAGAATTAAGAACAATTAAATTTAAAAAATGACATATTATGATTTTTTTAACAGAGATATTTTAATATATGATTTTGAAACTAATGGTTTATTAGATTGTAAAGATTTACAACCAATAGAAATAGCTATTATTAAAATATCTAAAGATGGAACAGTTACTGAATATAATGAATACGTAAAAGCTAAATCTGCTATTTCAGATAAAATTACCAGTATAACAGGTATAACAAACATAGACTTAGAATCTAAAGGTATTACATTATTTACAGCAGCTAAAGATTTATCTAAAATATTTACAGAAGATTGTTTAATTATAGGACATTGTATTATTAAATTTGATAACATAATTTTAAAAGAATTACTTAAACCATTTCCTCTTAAATTAACAAGAGGACAAGTATTTGATACAGGAGGTGAATTTAAAGCTACAAAATTAGGTTGGAATGGTTTTCAAGGTGCTTCTTATTTTACTTATCATTCTAAAGCTCTTGAAACACAAAGAAAAGGATTGTTTTTTAATTTAAAAGAAGCTTGTAGATATTATGAAATAGGGGAAAACACTGAATTACCTTTTCATAGGGCTATTGCAGACGTTCATTATACATTGCAAGTGTTTATTGAACAATTTAAACTATTACAAAAAGAAAAAAATATACCTGATATTAACCACATTTTAAATCAATCATGGAAGAAGTAGTAAGTACACAACACGCATATAAAACAGAAACTTTATATGCTATTGACAAAAAAGGTGCAATAAGGTCATATTCAGCTATTGTTACAAAAGTTGGAAGTATTGCAAGAGTAACATCTTTTACGGGAGTATTAGGTTCTACTAAACAAAGAGTTAAATCTGACCTTATTAAAGTAGGTAAGAATGCTGGAAAATCTAATGCAACAACACCATTAGAACAAGCTATTTCTGAAACTAAAAGTGATTTTACTAAAAAACTTAAAGAAGGGTATAAGACTTTTAAATGGTTACAAACATCTTATGAAACATTAGTTGGTTCTAAAATGATAGAAAACTTTGCAGAAACTAATGCAACTGTTGATGGACTTTTTAAATCATTAAGTATTACACATAATACAGACCATAATAATCGTATTAAGCCTATGTTAGCTGAAAAGTTTGATAGTGTTAAGAACAGAAATTTTCCATATTATATTCAACCTAAATTTAATGGAGTAAGATGTTTATCACATAAAGAAGATGATAATATTGTACTAATCAGTAGAGAAGGTGAAGAATATCATTTAGAACATATTAAAAGAGAGTTAAAAAAGTTATTTTTAATGTTTCCAACTTATGTTTTTGATGGAGAACTTTATTCACATGATGTAAAACTGCAAGATATAGCAAGTCTTGTTAAATCACCTTCTGATAGAAGTATTCAAATTTGTTATTATATTTATGATATTGCTATACCTAATAGTAAACAATGGTCAAGATTTTCTATATTAGAAGATTTAAAACAAATTGAAGATTTTAAATATATAAAATTTGCAAACACTTATATTGTATCTAATTTACAAGAAATTAGTGATTACGATTTTATTAATATTAAAGATGGTTTTGAAGGTAGTATTGTAAGAGAATATCAAGGATTATATGAATTTAGTTTTAGGTCAAGTAATTTACTTAAAGTAAAAACAACACAATCCGAGGATTTTACTATTACAGGGGTAAATAAAAAAGATAATAGTAATGATGAGGATTTTGTATGGGTATGTAAAACTAATAGAAATAAGAGTTTTGAAGTACGTCCTCATGGTACAATAGCTGAAAGATTATTTTGGTTTAAAAATAGTCATTTATATATTGGAAAAAAGTTACAATTAGAATTTTTTGAATACACCAAAGATTTAATACCATTTCATATTACAAGCGTTGTAATTAGAAATTATGAATAATAAATTAACTAAACTTAAACAAACATGGAAAATTATTTTAAAGTAAGTGCAATTAGTAATAGTTCTTTATCTTATATCAATCCTGCACAAGGGGGTTCACCTCAATTCTTTAGAGATTTTAGAGATGGAAGATTAGAGAAAAAAGATAGTACTGGTTTTGAAAAAGGTAATCTTTTGCATACTTATATGCTTGAACCTTCTAAATTTAAAGTTCTTCAATATGAAAAACCTACTGCAATGATGGGGGAATTTGCAGAAGCTTTCATTAAAGAATTTAAAAATATAGGTATGACCTATACTGAAAGTACTGATATAGAATCTGATGAAAAGAATGCTAAGAAAAATGATGAAAATGTAAATACTATCATTGATTCTTATAATTTATTAACTGAAAGATTAACACGTTATCTTCCTTTAGGTTATTCTATGTCTAATGAAATTATTGACAATGTTGATACTTTTATAAAACTTATGCGTTATGTATATAGAAAGAATAATTTTTATAAATCACAAAAAGAACATACATGGTTAAAAGCTTTTGTTGAATCTTCATTAAATTATGTAGAAGAAGCTATCAGTTCTGAAGGTATGATTGGTATTAACTCTGAAGTTAAAAACGCTCTTACTAGAATGATTGAAAGTTTAAAAAGAAAAGAACTATGTGATTATTTTCTTAATGATAACAGTTTATTACATAAGGGTAAACATACTGAAGTTTTTAATGAGTTAGAATTATTTTGGGTTAAAGAGATAGAATGTCCTGTAACTAATAAAGTAATTAAAACAAATCTAAAAGGTAAAGTAGACCGTCTTATTATTGATTTTGATAATGAAATTGTTTACAATATTGATTTAAAAACAACAGGTCTTGCATTATCTTTTTATGGTAATAAATATGGAGATTATTTCAAAAGAAAACATTATAGACAAAATGCCTTTTATGATGAAGGTATTAAAAACTATATGGTAGAAAACTATTCTGTTGACAATTTTGAAATAAAACATATCAATATTGTAATTGAAACTATGAATCAATTTAATTGTGCTGTTTATGAAACTTACGATGAAGTATTAAATCTAGGTTTACATGAAATTAAACAATTATTAGGACGTATAGCTTTTCATGAAATACATGGATGGGATAGTACATTAGAAGAATATATGAATAAAGGGTATACACCATTAGAACAAATTTTTAACAATTCAAAATAAACTTAACATGGCACACAAATTAGATTTTCAAAGAGGTAATGATAAAGCTGCATTTTTCAGCGTTAAAGAGGTTGCATGGCATAAACTTGGTAAAGTTGTAGAGGAAGCACCAAATAGTGAAGAAGCTATTAAATTAGCTGAACTTGATTATGAGGTTAAAATAGCACCTTTATACGCTACTGTTGGTTCTTTAACAAAAGATGACGCAATGCAAGAAAAAGCAGTATTATCTGCTAGAAGGGGTACAGTAGAAAATGCAATACCTACTGAATACTTTGGAGTAAAACAAATGCCTATTAATTTTGCTACATATCGTGATGATACAAAACACGTTTTTGGGATAGTTGGTAGTCGTTATGAAGTAGTTCAAAATAGAGATGCTTTTAATTTCTTTGATGAAATCATTGGAAGTAAAGAAGCTATTTTTGAAACAGCAGGTGCTATCAATGATGGCGCTACTATCTTTATAACAGCTAAATTACCTGATTATATTCGTGTTAATGGCGATGATGTTATTAATAAGTATTTATTATTTACTTCTTCACATGATGGAACAAATCCTGTTAGAGCATTATTTACACCTATTAGAGTTGTATGTAATAATACTTTAAGTTTAGCATTAGCTTCTTCAAATGGAGTAACAATTAGACATACTGCAAATGTTCATAACAAAATTAAAGAAGCTGCTAATTTATTAGGAATTGTTAATAAACAAACAGAAGAACTTAATGAATTGTTATCTCAACTTACTAAAGTTAGAATTGATGAAACTGCTTATTGTAAATACTTAGATTTTGTATTCCTTACAAAAGAAGAAAGACAACAACTTGCTTTAGGAATTGAAAGAACTGATATTATCAGTACTAATAAACTAAACATCATCAGTTCTATTAAAGAATATAATGAAGTAGTTGTAAACAATGAATTTGAACATTGTAAAGGTACTATATATGGGGCTTATAACTCTGTAACAGGTTATTTACAAAATGTTAAAAAGTATCAATCTGATGATAAAAAGTTTAGTAGTTTATTTTTAGATGATAAAGTTGGGGTTAAAGCTTTAAATGCAGCTTATAATACTTACCAAAGTTATTAATATAAAAGGGGTTCTATGTAAAAGTAGAACCCCTCTTTTAACTTAATTGTTATGAATGTAATAATAGAAGAAAGAATTAAAAAAATTAATGAATTACAAAATAGTTTATCTCAAGAATCTTTTTATGATGAAGTTGGAGATAAACTTAATATTACCGAATTTGCATTATTTTGTGATGCACAAGTTACAATAGAAACTACTTTAGACGAATTAAAAGCAATATTAACCAAAATAAATAAATAAACAAATGGAATTACTTAGAGAACCAACCAATGATGAGTTAAAAAGATTTTTTGAAGAATTTGTACCTGTTAATAATTTTATTGCAGTTATACCTCCACAAGTTAAAGCTAAAACAGCAGGGGGAATACATAAAACTGATTTAGAATTAAAGCAAGAACTTAATGCACAAAATAATTCTCCGATGCTTGTAATACATACAGGTGGAAATGAAGCTTTAAAAGTATTTGATAAAGTTATATTTTCAAGACACGCTGAACCTGATTACATTTTTCAACACCCAGTGCATAAAGGTTATCAGATAAGACTATATAACTTTATATATGTAGTTGCTACTGTTAAACAAGACGCGTAATGTTAAAGATTATCAAGGTATCAAGTAAAACACCTATAAAGAAAGTAAGTAAGACTTTAGTTATTAAACCTGTAAAAGGAAATACTAACTTATTAACTACTTCGGATATATATAAAATACCATTAGATAACGGAGTTATTAGTTCTAAACATGGTTTTATAGGTAAAAGGATATTTTGTGCTAAAATATGTATGTTTAGTGGTAAATCAAGTATGCCTGATAAGATTTAAGTCAAAAAACAACGTACAAAAAAAAGCCTTCTGCACCAATACCTTAACGGTTTTGATGTAGGAGGCTTAACTTTTTGTTATAGTATGTTTAATTCGCGCTATACAACTTATAGTACCTATTATTATTCTCAAGATTAAACCATTTATCAATTTGATTTGCTAATGGTAAAGTCTTTATAAATTGCACTTGTACTTTCAATTCACCATGTCTTGCACCCCCGCGATAATAATTTTTATCCTCTTGACCTGCAATAATATTTAAAGGATATTTAGCAACATTAGTTAAAAGTGTTAATATATCAGAACTAGCTTTAAAAGCAGCAGCAGGATTTTGAACTAATTTTTGTGATTCATTTATCCAACCATAAGGACTGTATGTATTTAATTCGCTTGCTATACCATCTAATTCATATAAAGCAAGATTATAAAAAGTAGAAGCTTTTAAATCTTCATCGTCATCTGCAAAAGAACGTAATAATCCTACTAATGCGAGGAATGCAACTACTGTAATCATTTCTAATAAAAACCTTTTAATTTCTCCTTTTTCTATATCAGATAATTCAAACCAATATATTTGTAAATTTTGTACAAACTCAGCATAATTATTAATTACACTACCAAGAGTTGCATAAAAATCCCTATCACCATCTTCATTCCAATGAAAATCTTTAGCTTCTTTAAAAGGTCTTGTAAGAAATTTCCAAGCAGAAATATAATCTCCAGTACTAGCATAACCTAATGATTCATTATGTATAGTTTCACCAAAAACTTGTCCAAATCTTTTATTCCAACCAGGCATAGCCCAATGTCTAAATTGCATAATTAATTGACCTGTAATAGTATGTTCTATCGTACCTTTATCAAAAGTATTATATATACCATGTATTCTATGATTTACTGCCATTATTTTTCTACGAAATGCACTTTCATCAAGAATACTTATACCACTATTAGGTTTTAATACAGCTAACCCATCTTTTAATTCATACATTTCTAAAACTTTTTTATAAGTTTTAAATTCTTCTTTTGCTTTTAAAACTTTTTCATTATACTCCTCCATAAGAGTAGGATTTTTTATAATTTCTTCTTTGGTAGGTTTATTTAATGATTCTTTATACATTCTAAAGTTCATAATTTTACCACCAATTACTCTATGTGAGTGCATCATACTAAACATACCAGTCATTTGCATTTGATGTTCTGCACCATTCATCATAAAGAAACCAAAATCATTTACTCTTTGTAAAGCTGTTTCTTTAGAAAATTCAAAATTATTATTCTTTTCAGATAATTCACGAGTATCCTGATAAATACCAAATCTTTTAATTAAAGCATTTTCTATTGAACTTGCGTTAGTAATATCGTCATTTTGCATATCTGTAAAATAACTTCCTAAACCATTATGATATGAACGCATACCACTTGCAAAAGATTCTCTATCAAAATCTATTTCAGAACCTGATTCAATAGCCATTTGTATCATACCATAACCTTCATTTTTAATTGCAGCAAACATATTCAAATATAATCCTTTTAAAGATATAAACTGTTTTAAACCTTGTCCTAATTTAGTTTTCAAACCTTCATCTTCTAAATAATTACCTTCATAAAGCATTTCAATAAATAAATCAATATGTTTAAGAACATTTGAATCTTTAGCGTCTACTAATACATTAGTAGAAGTTCCAGTAGCTTTAGACCTTAGTAAATCTAAAATTGAACCTTTTCCATCTTGTCTAATAATTTTACTATTAGCTATTGCATATCTTAATAAAGTTATATCAGATTTTATATGTTGCATCATTTCATGGGAAACAGCAGCTTCAATAAATTTAGGAAAAGTTTTACCTAAATCTAAATTAATAGAATTTTTATGTAGTTCTAAATTAGCAAGTTTTATTTCATTATTCTTATCTATAACTTCTTGTAATGTTTTAAATTCACCAAGTTCAAGATACTCTAAATGAGATAGTACACTTGCTTCATAAGCTTCGGGAGTTTCACCTCTCATTTTTCTCCTTACAGGTAAAAGTTTTTCAGCACCAAGTAAACCTATAAAACGTAAAGGTGTTATAAGTACTTTTTCTCCTGATATATCAATTACTTGTTCATGAGGTTTTTTAGGTTTCTTTTTTTCTAATTTAATATATTCTTCAGTACCCATTGAAGGTATATTAGCTTCAGCAGCAGTTAAATTAGTATGTTTTAAAAGGTCAGCAAATTCTTTTTTAAAGTATGTATAAAATTCAAAAGCTTCGGGTTTACTTTTTAATACATCATAACCAGGATTAATCCAATTAGAATTTGGTAAAGCCATACCTTTAGCATCAGCTTTAAATTTAGGATTTATAAATTGAGATTTAACTTTACTACTTGTATAAACTCCACCAGGCATTAACATACTATCATAATATTCAACAATTTGTCCTTTTATTACAGTAGAAACAAGATTAATACTTAAATCCTTTGGCATTATAGTTGTCCATATACGAATAGGCTCAATTTTTTTAGTATAAGGATTTTCAGTATGATTTAATTTATACCATGCAGTATCTTCAAAACCATTTTTTAATTTTTTAGTTCTTTTTGCGTAAAGGTCTATTTGCTTTGCAAGTTCAATATCGTAATATTCAGTAGTTTGAAAATCAACTAAATCTTGAAATTCTTTTAAAGCATCATCAAAATCAGCATTAGCAGGACCATCATATTCTTCTTCAGATTTAACAGAATCTTGTAATCTTCTAATTTTAAGAGCAACCTTTTCAGGAACTAAATGTCCCATAACTCTTCCTTGGTCATCAAGATAAGGTTTAGTTAACTTTTTAATTTCCTCATTAATGTCTACATTAGAGTCACTTCTAAGAATACTTAAAATTCCATTAAATTTATCCCAAAATGCAGGAGAAGGTTTAAAATTTCTTTGTATAGTATGTTTAGATGTATCTGTATTTTTAATTGCTTTAAATTTTGCTAAATCATCTAATACTTCTTGTAATGGTACAATTAAAAATGATTCCATCATTTCAGTAATATCTTCATAATATTTAGCTAATTCTTTAGCATCTATATATTCTTGAGAAGCTACTTCAAAATTGTTAGGGTCACTATAAAATGCAGATAATGTTTTTAATTCTCCTAATTCTTTTCTTTCTTGATATTTTATAGATTTACTATTAAAAGTTTTCTTTTTATAAGCTAATGTACCCTTATCTTTATCTAAAGTTTTTACAGTTTCTTTATTATACTTACTTAAAATTTTATTTTTAGCAGTTCTACTACTTATTACAAAATTTCTATTCTTTTCAGATAATTTTTGTTCTAAAGTGTAAAATTCTTTAGTATATTGTTGTTGAGTATTTTCAGTATAAAAATCATTAATTATTTTTATTCTTTTTACATCATCATCTGCTAAATCAACAACAGATTCATACATAGCAGTTAAAGCATCATTAAAACCTTTAATATCATATTCATGAATAAGATTTTTATTCTCATCAATAAGGTCTATAATAGAATATTTTGATTCTGTAAATTTAGCCCACCTTTTTTTAAATTGATTAATTTTTGCTATTGTTTTAGTATGTACTTTATGTTCATTTACTGCAAGAAGTTTAGCAAAATTAGCACCAAGAGCGTGTCTACTGTAAGATAAACTATCTGTTTTAAGAGCTATAGCAGTTTCATCAATAAGACCATCTTGGAATATTGTAGCAGCGTGTTTAATTACATTAGGGTCATTACTTGTTCTTGCAAAAGATTCTTGATACCTATCTAATAATACTTGAAAATTTTGTCTTAATTTATTAATTCTATTAGAATTTTTTTCAATAGTAAAAATAGTTGCATTAATAGTTTTTTTAAGAGCTTTTACTTCAGTAGTATCTGTTTCAAATATATCAATGTTTTTTAAATTTTTAGCTGCACTTGTACGGACTAAAAACTTTCTAATTCTTTCAACATATTCAGCTAATTTTCTTGCATCATCAGAATAGAAATTTTCTCCACCTTTTGCTATAAGCATTCTATTTATAAAAGTTTCAAAATCAAGTAAAGACTCTTTTTCAAATAAAACAGTTTTAGTTAAACTTCTTTTAATTTTACCTAAATTTTCTCTATTTAATAAATCAGCGGCTTCTATTTGCATTTTTTGTAAAAACCGTTCTTCTTCTAATACAGTATTAATCTTTGCAATAGAATCTTGTTGAGTTAAATTATTTCTAAATTGTAACTTATGTAAATGTAATTGTGCTCTTTCATCTTCAAGATATTTTAAAACAGATTTAAGTTGCTCTATATCTTGAGCATCTTTTTGCCACATTAAAGTATCTTCAAGACGTTCATCAATTATTGTTTTAAGTTCCCCTGTAATTAAATCATCCGCTAATTGTTTGATTGCATCATCATTTAATCCTAGAAAATTACTTATTTTAGTAAATAATCTATTTAACCAATACTTCCATGTTTTAACTTCTTCAGCTGTATCATAAAGTTCATCAGCTTTAATTCCAATAGCAGTAGTAAGCACTTCTTTGGCTAAATCTTGTTCTGAAAGTTCGGGATAAATACGCTTTGTTTTAGTCCATAACATTGTACCTCTTAGCTGTTCTATTCCACGTTGAACAACTGGGTTAGTATAACCTAAAATGTCTATAAATAGATGCCCAAATTCATGGAACACACTATCAGTTAGACGTTTATTAGGGTCAATATTAATGGTTATATTACCATTAACTACTTTATAATAATTCCCTTCTTCTTTCTCTGTAAAATTAACTTTAACTCCAGCTTTATTAAAAATATCTACAAGTTTTTTCTTTTTACGTTGATATTTTATATCAGAATCTATTGGTTCTGTTTTATTACCTAAATATTCTTTTTGATTTGAAACTTCTTCTTCTTCAGCTTTTACTAAAGTTACATCATTAAAAACAAAATGTCTAAAACCTTTTGCAGGTTGTTGAATTTCTTCTTTAACACTATAAGGTTTAAAATTAAAGAAATCATTTAAATCTTTCATTCTACCCATTAGAATTTTAGCACTAATAATAGAAGTCCAAGATTGAATATTAGAATTTATATCACTACTTAAAGTATCTGCATCACTTGTAAAAATATCTATAACGTGGTCACCTATACTACCTGTAATAGTTAATGTATTATTTTTAGAAAAAACTTTTTCTACTGTATATTCAGGATATAATTTTTTTATAGCTTTTATATAATCAAATTGTTCTACAATTTTTCGTACATTTCTTTTTTTATCGCCATTTAATTTATAAGTTTTAAATACTTTTATAAGTTTATTAACATTATTATTATCAGTTAAAGATAGATTTTTAGTTAAAATAGTAAAATCTAAATCATGTAAATTTTCTTTTTCAGAACGAAATAACGTACCTTGTAATCTTAACGCTAAACTACCTGTTAAAAGAAATTTTAAATCAAAGAAGTTATTAATAATACTTTCAGCTTTTGCGTCTTTTTTAATAGTTTCTTCATAATTAGTTAACTGAACATCAGATTCTAAATTTTTAGAAAATTTATCAAAATTACTATTTATAATATCATTAGCAAAAGAATCAATTAAATTTATTACATCTTCTTTAGTAAATTCTTTTTCAACAGTTTTAAATAATTTTTCAAATAATTGTTTTAACTCTTTTAAAATACTTTCAAGAAAAGAAAGTTCTTTAGCAGTACCTTTACCCCAATAATCAGCTTTTCTATGAATATAACTATCTTTAGGGTGTTCAAAATTATTTTTAATAGCATCTGCTAAATAATCTATTACAATTAATTTTTTAATTTGAGGAACACTTAAATTAGGACTTTTAGTTTTATATTCTTCAAATTTTTCATTATAATTGTCTAATTTTTCAATATTAAAAAATAAATCTGTTCTAACTTTATTTAACCTTCCAAGCATTGAATAAGCTACATAAGCAGCTTCTTTTGGTAAAGTTTTAAAAGTTTCAGAATCTTTAATTAAAATAACTTTATATAATAAATCAGTAGCACTTAAAGCATTGTAACCTGTTATGTCTTTTAAATTTTTTACAAATTCAATATCAAAACCTAATGTGTTTACAAAACTTAATAATTTATAATCTAAAGTTTCAGTATCTTGTGCATCAAAATTTTGATTTTCAAGTTTACTTGCCCAAAATTCTATATATTCATTAACTTTACTCATTTCGGGAACTTCTTCACCATTATGAATAAATACTTTGTAAGCATTAGTTTCACCTAAAGCATTAACTAATCTAACCCATTCAGCAGAATTTTTATTTGGACATTTCATATTTAAAATTATTTCTTTGTTTTACATTGTTCATTCTTATCTTCTGCATCTTTATCAGGAATAGAAGAAAAGTCCATACTTGTTTGAGTACCTTTTTTAGAAGTTGATTTTACAGTATTCTTAGTAAATTGAGCAGGACTTGATGGTAAATTACCTAAATCTTGAGCTCTTCTAAAAGTTAAAGTTATAGTATATTTAGTTATAACTTCTCCATTAGGTAAAGTAATAGCAGGAAAATCTAGCATTTTTTTACTATTCATAGGAGTACTATGAGTAAGTTCAAATCTACCTTTCCCATTTAAACCAAAAGTATAAATTGAACCATTTGTAGTTTGTAGTTCGTTTGTATAACCTTTTAATTTTTCATTATCAGGTAACCATTGTTTATCATATTTATTAGCAAAAGTCATTTTACCATCGTTATCGTCAACAATACCAAGTCCAGCGTCATTACCGATAGTATATACAATTACAGGGTAATTTCTTGCTGAAACTGATTCAGTAGTATCTTTATGAGGGTAAATGTATTGATCGTCTGTATAAATGTTACCAATTACACTATCATAAACACTCATATCAACTCCAATAGCTTTTTCAATTTCCCGAATAATTGGGTTTAATACACCTAATGATGGTAATTGATTACCTTTTTGGTCTAAACTATGATAAGAATAATACTTAGAATTTTTATCAAAACTGTCAATTTTAACAGGCTTTGCTAAAGGGTTAGTTCTTGCCCACATTAAACCATAATGGAACATTTCATTAGCAAATTTACCTTTATTCTCTTTATAGGTTTGTGCTTTAATTTGTGGCTTAATAATATCTACAAATTGTTGAGTTTTTTCTTTAGTAGGGGTAGTTTCTGCTTGTATAACACCATAAGCTTCTGATACAACTGTTACAGTTTGTTCTGTATTCCAATTATATTTATTGATTAAATAATCTAAAGCAGTAGCATGAGAAGGTTCATTAGCTTTATTAGCTTTTGTATTTCCATAATAAATAGGTTTATTTTTAAATTTACCTGATTTAATTTGTTCTCTTATCCACTCTGCTTGAGGTTCATTACTACTTAGTACAAAATCTATAAAATCAATAACATTTTCTTTAGTAGTTTTACCACTCATATGAAAAGGATTTTCAAAAGAAGTTGGCATTTTAGTAGATTTATAAGCTACAACTGCATTACCTTTCTTTTGCTCATCAGAATATTCATAAGGTTTTTCTACTATTTTAACATTTTCAGATTGAGTTTTATCTCCTAATTGAGAATATATATATTCCGCTGTATTTCCATTATTAGAATCTTTTTCAAGACTTTCTATGGTTTTTATATAAACCTCTTTAATAGCAGCTTCACCTGCTGCATTAAGTTCTCTTGTACCGATACCTGCAAAATCTTTAGTAAGTATAGGAGTGCCAACTTTTATAAAATCATTTTCAGAACTATCCCATTGATACCAACCTATTTCATAATCTTGTGTTTTACGTTGATTAAATACATAAACAGGTTTATCAATTTGTATAGCCATTTCAACAGCATATCCTGTACCCCCTTCTACAACAGATTTTTTAGACTTATTAGTATAACCTTTTTTATCTACTTCATTAGGACTTAATATAGTAGAAACAGCGTAAACAGCATCACTGTTTTTAACTTGAAACCAATTTCTACCATGTAAAGGATAATATTTAGGTATATCAGGTCTACCTAAAATTTTATAAGTTTTTTTAACTCTTATAACACCTTCTTTTAATTCTTCTGTTGTTATTACTTTATTACCTTTTGGAGTTTTATCTCCATAAAAATAATGGTAATTATTAATCATTCCAAAAGTTTCACCAATAGTATCCCAAGCACTATCTGCTCCTATTGCTCCACCAGAATGATTAATAAAATTACTTATATCAGTAGTTAACCGTTTAACAACTTTTTTAGCAAGTTCTATTGCTTTTTCTGCTTTAGTAGCTTCTTTTTCTTCTTCTTGTTTTAAAGATTCTATTTTTAAATCAGATAATTCATCATTTATTTTATTAGAATCTAAAATACTAACATCACCTGTTTCAATTAAATTTCTACTACCTAATAAACTTAATGGAACGTAAACCATAAAACCATTTATAATACCTACTTTTTTAATAAGTATTTCTGTACTTAAACTTAAATTCTCATTACTATTTGGTATTTTTAATATATCTTTTTGTTGGTCAGCATCTAAATTATGATAATAATCTTCATGTATTAAAACTACATTATCTTTAGTTAAACGCCAATCAATACCTTCTACTTTTTGTGTATCCCAATCAACTTGTGTTTTAGTAAGTGGAAGTATATTAGTATTATTTCTTAAAAAAGATTCTGAAAATTCTTTATAATAATGGTTATTTTCATCAAAATTATATAATCCTAAACCAACATTAAATTCATTTACTAATATATCTAATGATATAATTTTTGCATATGAATCAGTTACAGGGGCTAAACCCCAAGCTAAATCAGCATACAATACTAAATTTTTACCAAGTAATGAAACATAAGGGTCATTAGAATAATACATTTCATCTAAAGACCTTCTTAATCTTTTTTCAATAGCATCCTCTTTAATATTATTAAATTGTAGTTTCTTACCTTGAGTTTTAGTTGCAGGTTTAACTTCAATATAATTTATTATATGAGTTTCAGTTGTTTTTAATTTTAAAATATTTTTAACTACTTCTATTTGATTAAAAATAGGATATGTTAAAAAATCTTCAAAAGTTAAAGTTTTATTACTATCAACAACAGTATTATTTAATCCAAGAATTGTTTTAATTTGTACATCTGATAATTTAAAAGCATCATTACTTCTATACAATTTTGTATTAATAAATTTATCAAAACTTCTTTTAATACCATCTATTTTATTATATTGTGTAATTGGTATATAAGTCCTCAAATCATTAAAAGCTTGTCTAAAGAATGCAGATTCTGTAATAAATAAAGACTCCATAGCATCAGCACCTGCTTTATTAGAATTTAAATAATAAGCTTCTATTAAAGGATGTACTGATTTTTTATCAATACCAAATAGTTTTGGAAATATAGCTTTAATTAAATTTGTTCTAGTACCATCAGACTCTTCAATATAAAAATCATCTTTTTTAGCTAATTCTGTTATATTAAAAGTAATATCATGTGTTTTAGTTGTACTTGGACCAGCGCCAATCTTATCAACAGCAAATATAGTAGATAATTTAAGAATCTTTTTACCTAACTTATCTAATTCTTTAAAATGTTTTAAAGCAATAATTTGACTTTGTATATACTCTATACGTTCAGCAAGAGTTAAAGTTTTTTGTTTTGATTTTTGTATAGCATTGTCTAAATCTTTTATTGAAAAAACTTTATTAAGACTTCTATCAACACCAAGATATTTTTTTAATGTTTCATTTTTAACTCTAAATTTAGCATCTTTTAAACCTTGTTCAAAAAGTTTATTTTCTTTTATTTTTTTTGTTTGAACTAAAAGATTATATAAACTACCAAATAAATATCTTTCAGTATCTTTAATAGTATCACTTAGAAATTTTTGAGATATTATATTATTAGCATTATAATAATTTTCAACCATTTCAAGTATAATAGGTTGATTTACTAATAATAACGCTAATTCAATATCCCCTGTAATGTTATTAACAGCTGATATTACATTAAAAGTAACTTCATTTATATTTCTTGGTAAAGGGTTAGCTACGGAGTCAACAGAATGGTCAGTTAATAAACCATTAATATAAGAGTATTTTTTACCATTAATATTTATAAACGTACCATCGTTATTCCAACCAAATTTATCAAATACTATTGTAACAGAATTTTCTGATACTATAACATTATCACTTCCATGTTTTTTAATTAAATCTTCTACCGTAAAAAGAATTTCATTAATAGGATAAGTTGCTGAATAACTTTGCGAAGATTTTGCTCTAACAGTTTGTAATACAGCCCATGTTCCAGCATTAGAAGCACTTAATCCAGTATTACTTAAACTTCCAACAGATGAATCTCTAAGATTACCATTAACATTAGGGTCTACAGGATTTGGTTCTTTTTTCTTTGTACCATTTAATTTAGCAGCTATTGCTAATGTTTCAGGGAATTGAGCAGGTTCAATAGCTTCTAATTGATGTGTACTATTAGACATAACAGACATCATAACATTAAAAGTAACATTTTGACGTTGCGCAACAGTATTATATTCTAATAAACTATCTACATATAAACTAATTAAATTATCTTTTTCTATGTTATGATTAACAGTAAGGTCATAAATAGCTTGTTTATATTCAGATTCAGCAGCTTTTGTTGAAGTATTAATTCTTTTAATTTCATCAATATTAGATTGTAATAAAGTATTTTGAACTTTATTTAATTTATCTACAAGTTTATCTCCAATTCTAACATTTTTAATGATATCTTCTATCATATTATTAGAATCGGTAATATATTTAGATTGTAATTCAGCCATTTCTTGAATTACATCTAATCTAAATTCCCAAAATTTATCAGTATTAAAAGCAGCTTTAAGGAAAGAATCTGTAATAGTTGTAATTTTAGCAGTTTCTGTTAAACTTAAATTAGCTCTTTCTGCTGCTAAAATTTTATTAAATTCTACTAATTCTTTTTCTAAAATTTCATACTCATCTTCAAAAGCTTCATTTAATACTTCAAATTCTTTAAATTTATCTGAAAATAAAGTTTGTAAATTAACATTAGTACGGAAAATATTTTTTATAACAGTAGACTCTCTACTTAAAATAAGTTTCTTTTCTGATATAAGTTGATTACGGTCATTAAAATAATTATCATTAAATTGATTTAAAACTTCTTGAAGTTGCTTTCCACTTTTAAAAGCTTTTAAATCTTTTAAATATTCTTTATTAGTTGGTTTTCTTTTAGTATCTAATTTCTTAAAACCATCATCTGTTTTTTCATGATGTGCAACCATAACATATAAACTATCTATGTCAAAGTCCATACCTGTTCTAGTAATTAAATCTTTATTTACAACCATAGTTGCACCAATTTCTTTTGGTAAAAATCCAACTACTTCTAAAACAGCAACAGAATGTTTACCTGATGTAGGAATCCTATAAGCAATTAATCTTCTTAAATTAACATCTAATTTATTTATATCAATAAGTTCACCTTTCTCATAAAAATCTGAACTCCAAGCAGGAAGCCAAGTTTCAATAACCCAAACACCATCAACAAATTTAACATCTAATTCTCCACTATGTGCTACATCATACATTAAAGCATCAGAAGCTACAATAGCATGGAAACCAGGCATTTTCTGTTTTGTAACATTATTGCTCCATACAGATAATAATGAACTCATAAAAGTATCTTTAGTGGTATTAGCATCTAAAGGTAAATACAATTTATTAGATTTTTCATCTATTGTTAAAGCGGCTTTTAAATTGCTTGATAAAGGTTTAGAAGTATCACTTTTTAAAAAGTCTACAACAGTTTGTAAATCAATGGAAACTTCTCCAAATTCATCGTAAGTAATACCTAACTTATCATCTACAACTTTTCTAGAAAATTCAAGTAGTTTTACTAAGTTATCTTGAAAAAGTGCAATTACATCAGAACCTTTTACATTTGTACCATCTACATTATAATTATGTTCAAATGGAATATTTGTTAATATAAATTTAGAAATTTGTACTGCTAATTTTGCAGCATAATCTTCATAATCAGTAGGAGTTTCTTGTTGTAATGTCCAATTTTCATTCTTTGCTTTTTCAAAAACAAGATTATCTAAATTATCTAAAAGATTATTGTTAATATCAACAATTATATTAGTTTGAAAATGCCCAAACTTCTTACCTGATTTGTAAACAACTTCATCAGCTTTATAACCTATTGTATTATTATTTTCATCTTTTATTGCAATACTTTCAATAAGTTTACTAATTTGAGTTCTTTCCCCAGTTTTAGGGTTAGTTTCAAACATTTGAGGTATATATGGTACAGCAGCATATTTGAATTGTTTAGAAACTACAATTTCTACATTTTCATCAAAATTTCTACTATAATCATGAAATTTAAAAACTCCTAATAAAGTTTTAACTTCAAGATAATTTAATTTTTGGTTTGCTTTAATTTTAGCAAAAAGGTCTTTATAAGTTTCATATCTTCCATGCTCTTTTAAGGTCTTTTCTAAGAAATCAAGCATTATATAACCTCCACCATCAGAAGTTTTAATTTTTTTATAATCAGCTAAAAGACTTGTTGCTAAAGCTTTAGCTTTAGTTTCTTCAACACCAGTTTCTTCCATAATATCTTTAGTAGTATTTTCTACCATCAAATTATATACGGAAGATTCTGATATTATATCATCAACAATTAATATATTACGTGTATCTCCTATTTCTGTTAAAGAACCTTTTTCACCAGGAGAACCAGGAGCTTTTGCACGTTTATTAACAGTAACATTATTTGCATATTCGGCAGTAACTCCAAATATAAAATTTTGTAATTCAACGTTATTTATATAATAATTAAGAGAAGATTCAACAAGGAATGTGTTATAATCAGAATCTAAAAACTTTTTATTAGCAACAGTAAAAAATGGACTTAATATTTTTTTAAATTTATTATTTGTTTTATAAAATTCTTTATAAATTCCACTAATTTCTTTTTGAATAGCTTCTTCAGCAGCAATTGTATTATCTATACTATTATAAACATCTTTATAAACAATACCTTGCATAAATAAACTATCAACACTATTTAATGAAGGGATATTATGAAATTCAAAAACTCTTCCTACTGGTTTTTTATTTTGTTGATATATTCTTACACCACCTTTTATATGAAAATGATAACTTTCTAAAAAGAATGGTTCATTTTTTCTATTTATTATAAGATTTCCTTGTTCATCCCTTACAACTCTACGAACACCATTAACTTCTTCTGTTTCATACATAAACAGTGTTGCTTGATGCATACGTTCTACTTCTTGTAAAGTAGTATTATATATTGCATTAAATAAAGAAGAATCAGTTTTTAATTCTATACCATTTTTATTAAATGTAATATCCCCTTCTTTTACAGCAATTCTTTTAACCTGTAAATCATATCTTGTAGGACTATTAGACATTGTTAAAAATGGACTTCTAATCAATTCAGAATTAACATCATATTTTGTTGTAGTTAAATAATTAATAGCATTATTTAAATTCCACTCAAAAGAATTTTGGGTATTATATTTTTTACCTACACCAGTGGTTGTATTTTTTAAACCATCTTGTCCTAAAATATTAAAATAGTTAAAAAACTCACGATTAAGAGTAGCTTTTGCTACATCTTTTACGCCATCAGTTGTTAAAAGCATTCCAAATACTTCTTCTGTATTCCATAACCAATTAGAATACTTATTAGAAGGAGATAAAGCTAAACCTTGTAATCTTGTTAAAAGTTTAGATTCTGCAAGGTTATTACCTTTTTTATAACCTACTATTTCATCTATAAATGTTGTAATAAATGAAGGCATCCTATGAGCACCCTCTGTTTTACCTGTTACATTTTTAAAAGTATTTTCTCCTAAAAATATATCATATTTTTTATAAAGTTTTGCTAAACTATTAAAAGTTTTATAACTGTCAAATCTTTCATTAACAGCGTAATCTCTAATAACTCTAGCAACAGTATTGATAAATACATTTTCTACTACTAATTTTTTATTAGGTTCTTTATTAGAATTTATAATTTTTATAATAGTTTTCTTATCAATATTTATACCAACTGCATCTAATAATTGTTCAGCTATATTAATTTTATCTTCTAAAGAAGTATTAAGATTTTTAGCTTTATTTATTTTATTTTGTAGTATAATTAAATTTTCAGGAGTAAAAGCTTTTACTTCATCTTTATATTTAAAGGTTGTAATCCATTTATTACTAATACGATGTTCAGCTTTAATATTAGATATAGCAGTTTTAAAACTAAGATTTCCGTCAATTTCTGTAATTCTTTGATTTTCTATATCAATATCAGGAGTTGACATTAAAGCATATAACCCATCCTTAATATTTCCTTTATTTTCTATAATTTTATTATAAAAAATACCATAAAAAGGAGCTATAGTTGTTATATTATATAAACGATTCATCATATCGTCAATATTTACTATACCAACAAGTGTTTCTCTTAAATAATTAAAACTTAAATTATAGTCAACAAACTCTACTAAACCACTTAAAGTATCTTGGTCAACAGTAACTTCAAATTTACCGACAGTAGTGTTAAATGATATATTTTTAACTAAAGGTAAATTATATACAAGTGTTCTTATAGGGTCGGAAACTCTATCAGCAAAAGGTTTTAAACTTGTAGTATCCTCCCAATTTTTAACAAGTGAATTAGCAGTTTCTTCAGATTCTACATCTATATCGTCTAAATCATAATTAAGTTTACTTATTAAATTTTCATTAATTTTAACCCAAATAGAATTTTCAGTATTATTATTTTCTAAATCTTTTAATGTCCTATCTAATAAATTTAATTGTTTAAGTTTAAATTCTTTTATTGTAGGATTTTCAGTCTTTTCTACTTCTGCAACTTTTAAATCTATTTTCTTTTTAATAGCATTAATAGTTGTAGACTTAAATGAATAGACTTCAATATTATCAATAACAGTTTCATCAATAGAACCTTTAAGAGAAGTATTTTTAGCTTCTTGATATTTTTGACTAAGAAATCCTGTTAAAGAGTTTAAAAGATGCTCTTCTTCTTCAATACTAAAATTATCAACAACACTTGTAAATTGGTTATTATTTTTAGCAAAATTTACAAACGTATCGTTTTCAGAAGTTGATTTAAAATCATTAAGAATACTCCAATTAGATTTTAAAATCTTAGAAAATTCATCATATAAATTAGACTCTTCAATTTGAGGAGCTTTTTCTGCTTTAAATAATTTATTAAAAAACTTAACAATAGAATTAATAATTCTATCAAAGAAACTATCACTTGCTTGTATAGTTTCTTCTGAATCTATAACTTCTTTTGGGAATTGAAGTTTCTGTAATTCTTTTATTGTATTTTTATTAGAAATAGCTTCTGCAATAAATTCAAGTAAATTAATAGAAGATAAACTACTTCTATCAGAAGTTCTTTTCAAATATTCGTTAAATATTACATTAAGTTCTTTGTATAAATTATGAATATTCTTTTCAGAACTGTTTAATTTATAGCCATCCTTAACAAGTTTATCTAAAACTTCTCCTTGCATAACAGCATCAACTGTTAATTGATGTCCCAATTCATGTACTAAAACATGATTTGTAAAGTCATGGATATTTGTTTTAAACTTCTTAGGATTTATAAAAATAGTCTTACGTTTACGACTATAACGTGCAAATATAGAAGCCTTAGTTTTTCCAGTAGAATCTTCAAAGAATTTTGAATCATCTAAAACAACTAATTTAATACCATTATTATTAATAAAATGATTTAATATTGTTTTACCTAAAGTACTTTCAGTATTAGCTAATATGTTTTCAAAAAATTCAGAATTATTTTGAGCAGTTATAACATTCTTACTATGCTTTAAAACAACAGCATCAGTAATTTCCGGAATATTAGCTTCATTATTATATAATGATTTTACATCAGCAAACCATAAATCATCCCCAAAAGTAGTAGGTTCTGATGAATCAGTTTTATCAGGTGTAGAATCATCTACTTTATCTTCTTTTTTAAGTCCTGTACTGTCTAATGTTAAAACTAATGGATAATGCCCTTTTACAGCAATATTACCAACAAACTTTTTACCAACTTTTACATCAGCAACATTTGTAGATAACACATCATTTTCAATAATCCAATCATAGTAATCTTCTTTTTTACCAGTTAAAGGATTAACAAAATTATCTACACTCCTATAATCATAATTTCTTTTTAGTCCTTTAATAGCATCCTTAATTTTTGCTTTTGCTTTTGAACCTGTAATTAATTCATCATTTACAAGCATAGTAACTAGACTATGCGCTTTACCAGCTTTATTAAAAGGATATATTTTATAAGAATCATTACCAATAGTAAATTCTATAATTTTATCAGAAATATTTACATTAAAATAAGCAGCATTAACACCTTTAACATTTTTACGGAATCTACTACTTATAGGGGTAAATACACGAATCTTATCTTTTAAATTATTAATTTTATTATTAATTGTAGCTTCAGGGTCTTTATGAAATGCATCAATAATTTCTAAAATAGAATTATATACAAAATCCCTTGCTTCAAGATTATCACCTAAATCACTTCTAAATAATTTAACAGGTATAGCTTTTCCTTTTACACCATCTATAACTAAATATTGAAAAGCGGATTCAAAATCTTTACCAAGAGTTTTTTCACCTTCTTCAATATATCTATTATAAACAGGTTCTCCTGTTTTTAAATCAAAAAGCATTTTAGGATTTTCCCCTAATTTAGTAGATGCTATTGTTACTTTTAATTTTCCTTTTTTAAATTCTTTAATAGTTCTAAAAATGTAATTATTTTCTTTATCAACTGCAAATTGAACTGCCCCTGATGTTATTCTATTAACTTCAGTATCTACTGTTGCATCAACTCCATTTTGTTGAATTTTACTTAAAAGTCTATTTCTTAATGTTTGAGTAGCTGCAAAATCGTTTTCTATGATAGTTTTCCACCTTGTTAAAGACCTACGATAATCTTCACCCGTACTACTATTATCTACGTTTCTTGATAATAATTTTTGTAAATGGATTACTTTAGAAAAAGCGTTACCACTTGTTGATAATTCTAATATACTTGCTAAGTTATTACTTATACTTTTATAATTAAAATTAAAAACCTCTTTTCTTAACGCAACTAAATCTTCATTAGAATTTTTTAATAAAGCTTCAACTAATAAAGGTTCAGAAACTAAATGGACTAAACCACCTTTTGATGATACATTAGCTTCTTTTTCTTCTAAATTAACAGTATTGCCTGTTTTATTTAAATGGGCGATAGCAACACCTTCTGTTGTTGATACTTTAATAGGTACACCTTTAATCCATTTTTCTAAATCTTCTTTAGATTTAGGTATTCCATTAAATTCTTTATTATCAGTATCAATAGATAATACTAATTTTGAACCATTAACTAATTCTTTAATAGCAGCAAGAGTTTTACCTTGTTCTTCTGTTAAAATAACATTTATTTCTTCACGTTTTACTTTTTCTAAACTACTTATAAATACATTTACTCCACCACCTATATTAGATAGCATATCTTGAAATTCTTCAAAATCTTCTGTATTAGAATCTTTAGCAAGAAAGAAATCTTCTGCAACAACAGAGTTATAAGGAGTTTCTAAATCTGCTAAAATTTGTTTAATGGTTAAAAGATTTTGATTTATTTTAAGTTGAATTTCATATATTCTATTTAAAATAATAAGTTCATCCTCTTCTGATAAATTTTCATCATTATCTAACTTCTTTCTATAAAAAGAAAATAAACCTAATAAACCTAATAAACTTGCTTCAGTAGGAGTATTAGGAACATTTGCAGTAGTAGGTTGAATATTACCTTCAATAGGTATTAATAATGCACCACCTGTCCAACCTTCATTATTAAATCCAGACCATTGCTTACTATCTATTTCACCATTAACAGCTTTTGGTTTAGCACTAAAAGAACCAACATCGTGATAACCAAGTATTAAATCTTTTGGATTTAAATTATACTCTTTTTGAATTTGAATACCTTCATTTTCTATTTGATTCAAAGAACCTGCAAAATCTCTAACGATTGTATTATCATATTTATCTTTAAATATAAATACAACAGAACCTCCACTAAATCTACTATAAGCATTTCTATCCTTATAAATTAAATAAGTTCCTGTTCCATCTTGTAATAAAACTTCTCTAACAGTTTTTTTAAAACCTTCGGGATTTCTTGTTTTATCAAAAGTAATATCACTAAAAGCCATTTGACGTAAAGGGCTTATTACATTATCAGATACTTTTAAATCATTAGCTTTCTTATATGATAATTGAACACTATTATCAGCATTCTTTTTAAATACAGGAACCCAATGATTTTCTCTTTTAGCTTTTTCTATATAATCTTTATTATATTCATGAGAGTAGTTATTAAAAGCAGAACCATCTAACATAAAATGTCCAACCCCAATAACACCTTTAACTTTTAAACCTTCCTTTGGTAAATCTTTTTTAACAGGTACAGGTATATATCTAAAACCATCAGCGTTATCCCATTGACTTCTATAAGAATATATACTATCTTTTGCTGTATAACTATCAGGAACAGTACCAATTATTTGAAAAAATTTAGAAGGTTTTGGTTTAACAACTACAACAGGTTTAGCAGCTATAGGAACCATTTGTTCTTCAGCAACTTCTATTAAACCTTTTTTATCTAAAAATCTTTTAGCCCATTGAGCAGGGGTAGAGTACATAATATCATTAACAACACCCTCTGTAAGAACTTTAGTATCAAAATTAGTATTAAAGTTAGTATCTATAGTAGTTGCAAAAGAAGTTATACTAAGAGTAAATACACCTGCTAATGCTAAACTGCCAATTACTTTTCTTATAGCTAAAACTGCTTTTTGTAAAGCACTTAAAATTTCACCTATAACAGAAGGTTTTTCGGGTTCTCTTAAAGCTTCTAAAACTTTTTCTGTAACTTCTTCTTCTGTAATACCTTCTTCTTCTGCAATAGTTGCTACTACTTCAGGAGTTAAAACTTCTTCAATAACTTCTACAAGTTTAGCTTTTTCGCGTGCTTGTTGTAATATATCAGTTAATGCAACACTTTCTTGTTCTAATTGTTCATTTTCTTTTTCTAAAGCTTCAATTAAGTCTTTATTATCTGCTACTATCTGCGTTGTATCTTCTACTATATCACTTACAGGTTCTACTGTAAATTCTATAACAGGGGAAGGAAATTCAATAGTAATATGAGAACCTATAACTTCAGCTATATCTTCAATTACTTCCTCTTCAATTACTTCCTCTTCAATTATTTCTGTTTTAATACCTAAAGCAGATAGTTCTGCATCATATATTTTTTTAATTTCAAGATCTCCAGAACCCAAAATAGCTCCTGATTTTATTTTATCAATACTTTTTAAAATATCAGATTTTCTTGCTTCATTATATGGTTTATTTATTTCAGCTAATTTTTGGATAGCCATAATTCTACTTTCAATACTAGAACTTGGATTATTTAATACATCTTCTGCATCATGTTTTTCCAATATATCACTACCACTAGGGATAAGTATACTTTTGCCTGTTGATGTATCTACTCTTCCTGCTATTTTAGATGCTTGTAATTTTAATTCTCTTAAATATCTTTCTTGCCCTTTTGTTTTTGCAAATTCTAGTCTTTGTTTAGCTTCTTCATCAAATGGTAAGGCTTCTAATTCCTCTTCCCTTCTTCTTTCTATATCAGCTTTAGCATCTGTAGTACTTAAAGCAGCTGGTTCAGCATCGTATTTAGCAATTATTTCTTTACCAAGTTGTTCTACATTACTTCTTAAAGTTTTTCTTGCATCTGCATTGTTTATAGCAGGAGTATAAGATAATTTTGAATTTATATAATCTTCTACTTTATCTGCTAAAGTTGTTAAAGGTCTTGATGTTGCATTAGGGTCTCCATCATTTTTAAAAGTTGCAGGGTCTGTACCATAAAAACTATTTAACTCATCAGATACAGATTTTACAATATCTGCTACTTCTTTACCCCAATATCTTTCATAATAAGCCTCCATATCAGACTTATCTGTTTTATTAAGCCAACCATCTTTTCCAATACCAAAGAATGGATACCATCCAGCTACTAATCCTTTACCTGCTTGACCTGTTGTTAAATAGAATGGTACAATAACACCATTTATATTTACTAAAACTTTAGCTCTATCAGTAGATGTTACTACATTCCAGTAATTACCATCTATTTCAAAACCTTCTAATTTAAAATTAGGATTAGAAAAAATTATTTCTTCTACACCATTTAGTCCTTTTCTTCTTTCTATATCAGTTTTAGCTTCTTTTATTGATTTATTAATATTAGTTAAAAAATATTCTTCATTTTTACCATCTAAAGTATAAGCATTTAATCCTGTAAATTTTACTAAATCTTTTTCAATAGACATACCTCTTGATTTAATCTTATCATTCATATAATTAATATAATCTTGAATAAGCTTTTGAGGGAATGTACTTTCTATATTTTTTGCTAATTCTCTAAATTTATTTTCTAATGAAACTAAATATTCAGTTTTATTTAAATCAATACCTTCATTAAGAGTTCCTCTAATATCATTTAACAAAATAGTTGCTTTATGGACATCTTCACCTGTTTTAATACCTTCTTTAAGTAGTTGTCTTAATTGTTTTATTTTATTAGCTAATAAGTCTTTTCTTGTTTGCCAATGTTTTTTAAGAATTTCAGTAGTAGCAAATTCTTCTGAATTTACAACATTTTCTAATTCACTTATTTGTTCTTCTATGGTAAAAGCTTCTACCGAATAAATGACAACTTCTGCAAGAGTAGGTGTAATAACGATAGGGTTAGTATTACTATCAGGAAAGACAATAGGAGCGTCATCAGGAGTGGTATCATCAACAGCAGGAACACTAGAAAATAAAGTATCTTCATTATTGAAAATTTGTTCATCTTTAATATCTTCTATAAAATTCTTTAAATAAATATAAGATGGGTTTTCAATAAATTTTTCATCTTGTTCTTCTATAAGTCTTAAAAATCTTTTACCTGCTTTTTTTAATTGATAATAATCATCATTATCAATATATTTCTTCATACTTCTATAATAAGCAGGATATGCTACTGCAAAACCTTTTTGACTTACATCTGTAATTCCATCTAATTCTTCTTGTGTTAAAGCTTCTTTATTTGCTTTATTTCTATTAGTGTCATTAACACTTTTTAACGTTTCATTATATGTATTAATTTCACTTTTAAAATTAGGATGGTTTATATTTAAGTTATCAATATCTTCTTGAGTTAAAGTATTATTTTTAACTTTTTCATCTACAATAGCTTTATCTTTTTCAAAAGCATCTTTTTCCTCTTGTGCTTTCTTAACTTTAGCTTCTTCTGCTTTTTCTGCTCTAATACGTTTATCGGCTTCTATAGATTTTTTATCAAAATCAGTACCACCTGCTATATCATTATATAGCTTTAAGAACTTTTTTTCAACATCTTTTAAATAATAAAATTCTTCAAATTTATTACCTAAATCTTTTTTAGAATCTTTACTTAAATTGCTATAAGTTGTATTTACATAATTATCAAGATTTGAAAGAACATCACCTTCTTTAAGACCTTTTTCAAATTCTTTTAAAGTAAATTCATTTAAATCTATTAATGATTTACCATCTAAACCAGCTTCAAATTCAGTTATTTTTTCCCCTATAAATTCAATATTAGATGCAGCATCATATAACGCAGCCCGCGCTAATTCATGTTTATCTCCATAAATACTATTAATCTTATTTTCAAGAGTTTGAAGTTTATAAGCCTTACTTATCATAGCTTCAACAAAATCATCTTGAGTAGCTTTATCAAAAATCTTTGTATTCGTACCACCAAATTCTTTAGTAAACTCTTCAAAACTTAAATCTTTGAGAAGTTTAATATCTTCTATAAAAGAGTCAAATGTATTAGATTTATTAGCTAAAGAAACTCTTGCAGCTAAATCAGCTACACCATCAATACCTTCAAAATTACTTGTAGCTTTTGCAAAAAAGTTATTACTATTAGCTTTTACAAATGAATTATAAGACTTTTGAAAAACATCACTATCTACATAAGCATTTAATTCTTTTAATAAAGATTCTGTATATAAATCTTGTTGAGTATCTTCCCCTCTAAAAGCATCCCATATACCACCTTCCATTCTTATACCAATTTTACCTGTACCAGTTCTACCAGGAGCGCCAATACTACCAATAAGAAAACCAATTAAAGCTTGCTCTTGTCCTTCTTTAGTACCAAAAGATTCTTTTAATGCAAAAGCAGCAGATTCTGCAGCTTGTCCTAATTTATCTAAATTTTCATTATTATATGTATTTCTATAATAATCATCTAAATATTTTTCAACTGTATATTGACTTAACTCTTGTGCAGCTTCAGTTAAAGGATTATAAATACCTTTAGCAATCCTTTCAGCTTTTGTAGCACTAGGAGCTTTTATAAAATTCTTACCAACTCTAATAATATTATTAGGTTTAAAAGCAGCAGTACCCCCTTTTAAGATTTTACCAAATTGTATAGCATTTGAAAAACCTACAATAGGTAAATTCATTGCAAATCTTACATTACCTAAAACTTCAGAAGCTTCTTTAATTTCTGTTAATTCAGAACCTTCGGGAGTTCTACCATGTTTTAATATAAAATCATTAGTAGCGTTTCTAACAAAACTGTCTTTACCTTCACGTGCTTCAACAGCAGACTCCGCAACAGCTGATGCAGTATAAACTACACCTGTTTCAAAAGCAGTTAAACCAGTATAAGCTGCTCCAGTTTTACCGATAGCATTTGTAGCTTCTGCAATAGAAGTAGCTTTAACACCTCCTTTAATAGCTAATTTTGCAGCTTTAGTACTAAATTTCATAGCAGCACCAACACCAAAACCCCCTACTAAAGCCCCTGCTGTAAACCCTAAACCACCTAAAACTTTATCAGCCCAAAAATTAGCAGAAGTAAGCCCTTTTAAAAGTCCAGCATCTTCTTCTGCTTTTGTGTAATAATGAGGAAATCGTTCTTTAATATTATCTTTAATAGAATCTAAATACCTTGAAGCATCATTATCAAAAATTAGATTAGCGTCTTTATTAGCTATTGCTTTTGGTATACCATAAGTTATATCTGTAACAGTTTCAACAGCGGTAGCCCCAGCTATAGCTGCAAAATTTACTATACCATTAACCCATTTAGTAGATGTAGGAGTTCTTCTTGCACGAATCTCTTCATTATTAGCATTAACTTTAAGTTGAAAATCAAATTTAGACATATAATTTCCAGGTACATCTAAACCAGAAAATTTATTATTAGGTTTACCAAGAACAGCTTTAGCAGCTTCTATATTAAGATTAGTTTCAGTTTTTGCAGTTTTAGGTGTTGGGTCAACCTGTAAAGGTTTATTTAATAACGCGTTAGCTGCGTCTATATTTAGATTATTCTCCATTTTATTTTACAGGTTCTTTAGTATATAACGCATTAACATATTTTTCTAAATCTTCAAGATTTCCAATTAAATTATCCCCCATACCATTAACATTAACTAAAAATCTAGGTACACCACTATTACCTGAAATACCTTCAGTATAAGGATTAGCTAACGTAACTTTTATATTATCAGCAGGGTCACCAACAAAACCAGAAATAGTTTCTCCATTTAATATTTTTTGTACTTGATTATTAATCATAATATTACCTTTAGGACTTCCTGTTCTATGTTTTATATAAAAACCTTCTTGTCTTTCAGGAGAAACAGGTATTGTGTAAACAATATCATCTGTAGAATTTTCATTTACTATATGAAATTGCATTGTATTTTCATTTTCACTAAGAGGTATAATATCAGTTTGTTTAATAATTGCTGGTACTGTATTAACTTCTACTCCATCTAAAGTTCTTACTTGTGTAGAAGGTAAACTTGCCCTAATAAAACCTTGTGCAACTGCAACAGCTTTAGGATTTGTAATAGTTTTACTTTCTACTTTTGCAATATTAGATTCAGACATTTCTTTAGCAGCTTTATCTAATTTTTCTTTTTCTACATTAGAAGTATTAGATACTAAAGATAATTTATTATTATGAATAGCTCTACCTTTAGCAACACCACTTAAACCATTCCAAGCTTTAACACCATCTTCTACAAGTGGACCTAAACCCTTTCTAAATAGTCCTTCACTAGCAGTCATAACTAATGCAGCAGATTTATCATCACCTTTTTGTTTAAAATATAAAAAAGCTTGCATACGTTGTTGTTCAGTAGCCCCTAAAACATCTGTTTCAACTAATTTTGCAAGTCCTGCAAAATCAATAGTTATACCAGCTTTTTTAAATATATCTTTAACGTAATTATCTTTTTTAAGCTTTTCTTCATGATTTTCTCTAGCTTCTAATTGAAGTCTATATAAAATAGGGTTATCCCCAATATTAATATTTTCCCCATCTTGTGTAACATTTATAACAGGATAACCTTCTGAATCATAAGTAACATCTTCTACTTTATAAGCAGGTTTTCCTTTTAAATCTTTATTTAAATTAGTAACATAAGCACTAACCGCTGTTGCAGTTTTAATAGCTTTAGCGTCAACATTTGCAACATTCTTTTCTGCTTGTTCTACTGTTTTAGGAGCAGTATTTACATGAGCTACTATATCAGTAACTGTTTCTACACTAGCAGTTTCACCTTTAGCAGCTGCTAAAACCTTACCAACTCTTGCAGAATCTTGTAATACATTTTGTTCTAAACTTTGTTGAACATAATCTGCTTTCTTACTACCATATTGCATTAACTCTGTTGTTATATTAGCTTTATGATATTCTTTAGCAATAGCATTATTTATTTCTTGGTCTGTTGCAGTAGGATTTGCATTTTTATACAAATCAAACATTTTTTGATACCCATTTTCTCCTTTAGGGTCATCTTTAGTTATAAAATTAGAAGCAACATCTTCTTTAGAAAAATCTACATCCATTGTATCGACATGAGCTCTATAATTTAAATGCTCTTGATAACCCCCATTATTATCTAATGCAAGTTTAATTGATTCTGCGACTTCACTAGCACGAATAGTTTTAATAGTATTTTTTCCATGAATTACAAAAGTAGCTTCTCCAGTAAGAGGGTCAGGTGGACCTTGATTATAACTTACATAACCTTCAACACCTTGGTCAAAAGCATAATCTTTAATTACTGTTTCAACAACAGCTATTGCATCAAAAGGAGTTGCAGGTACTTTATAAGGATTATAATGACTAACATATTTTCCTGTTACTTTATCTACATGATCATTTCCGACATTCTTTTGAGCATTAGCTACTAATTTTTGTTGGTCTGCATGAGGTATTTTAGCAGCTTCTAAACTTTTAATATATTCTTCATTTTTAGTAACATTACCTAAAACTCCTTGTAACATTTGGTCACTTGAGTAATCTCTAACAATACCAGAAATCTCTATTTCAGCATCTTCATAATTTCCTCTATTTTTTAAATCTTCAAGTTGTGCTTTAGCTTTATTAGTAGCTTCAAGTAAATGAGGTTCATTACCCTTTAAAGCACTAAAATTAGCAAGCATTGTTGACATTTTATCTGTTTCACGTTTGTTTGCGATAAATTTATCTTCTTGTGCTTTATATGCAGTAGCGTATTCTTCAACAGGTATAGATTTTTTAGCCGTACCTTGATATAGGGCGTTCTTTTCTTCTGCAAAAGAAAGAGTAGGAAAAAGATTATTAGTAGCTGCTAAAGTTTCCATTATTATTATTTAGTATCCATTAAAAGTTTTTGTAAAGCTTGTTCAAAACTTACATTAGAAGTCATAGACATTTTTTTAGCTTTTTTAATAACATCTTTAGATATATCTTTAACCCCGTTTTCAGCAGAAGTATAATCTTTAATTACAGTTTCATCTTCTTCACTTAAAGGAGTATCATCATGTGTAGTATAACCTGTAAGATTAGAATTGGCAAGAGTGCTTGGAACACTTGGAACACTTGGAGTATTTGGAGTATTTGGAGTATTTGGAGTATTTGGAGTATTTGGAGTATTAGAACCACCATTAGTAGAAGCATTAACAGGAGCAACAGCTTTACCACCATTAGTATTTAATTTAGCATCAAATCTTTCAGAAGTACCATGACTACCATAAAGAGTTCTCCAAATATCTAATTGTTTTCCTTGATATTCTCTATCATAAGCTTCTTGTTTTGCATCTACTTTAGCTTTATTAGTTTCAGAAATCATTTGATTTAAGTCTTGTCCAACATCAGCAAGATTTGCAGAATGTGCAGCCAACTTATTAGCATTCCTTGTAGCAGTATCTGTATTAAACTTGTTTATTTTTTCTGTATTTATATTAGCAATACCTTGTGCATTAAGTCTATTTTGATTTTGCAGTTGCAACTCTGCATTAGTTTTATAAGCGTAAACTTTATTTTTAGCATTAATTCCAGTTGCAGTGCCTAACATTATTCTACCTAAAGCGTCAGAAGAACTTGAAGTATTACTTGTAACAGCTCTTTCATAATTTTTTAAACCAGAATTAATAGAACCAATTTGGTCACCAACTTCAACCCTTGTATTAAGAGGAACTGCATGACTTAAAAGAGGTGCAGGTACATCAGGAGTTTGTTCTGTTATAATAGCATTAGCAATATTATCAGCAAACATTGATAAATATTGAGGATTAAATTCTCCACCACCCGCAAATTTACGAAAATTTCCAGCAGTACCACCACTTGCTTGTTTATAAGATTCTTGCATATCATAAATTTCATTTAAAGGATTTTTTAAACCTTTAAGAGTACCTTCAGCTTTTTCAGCGTTACGTTTATTTGTATTATTCGCATGAGAATCACTTGATTTTACTTTAGCTATTTCTGCCATTTTAGTAAACTCAACTTCAGCATTTTTATAATTATCATGTAAAGCTTTAATTTTAGGATTTTTAAGCATTTCTTCTGCTATTTGAGCAAAACCTAATTTACTTGATATAACTCTTTTACCGTCTAATATTATCTCTTTTTCATCTACATTAGTCCCATTAGATAAAGCAACAGTATCTTCTTCAGGGCTGTCACTTTGTACTTTTTGAACACCTTTAGCTATTGTTTTTAAAGCGCCTCCTTTTACAGCAACAGGTTTTCTAAGATTTGTAAATATATCTAAAGTAGACATTTCACCACCTAAAGCTTTATAACCTGCAGTCATATCACCTGTTGTAGTTTCTCCCTCTATTTGGGCATAATCTGCTTTATATCTGTTTTGTCTTGCAAGTCTATCTCTTATATCTCTAGCTTTTTTTTCTTCTTCTGCTTTATCCTCTCCAGTAACCCAACCATAAATACCACCACCGATAGCACCAACAGCGGCACCAATACCTGTACCAATAGGTCCAAAAAAACTACCTAAACCTGCACCAACAGAAACCCCTGTACCTACCCCACTTAAAACATCCATTCCAACGTCATAAGTATCTTCTTTAACTTTTGCATTACCTACTGCTTGTCCTATTGCCATAATTTCTAATTATTTACGATACGGTTCATATTTATAATCAACATCTAAAAGATTTATAGTATTTTGGTCAACATTGTCATACTCAAACCTTACGGTCACAAAGTTACTAATAAATTTCGACTTTTCAAAAAAAGTTTTATTTGCATCAATATTTGTAATAATCAAGTCAAAAGTATCATCTAAAAAAGGAAGTAAAGCATTTGCAACTAAATTCCTAAATTTACTTACAGACCAACGTCCTCTAATATTTCTATTTACAGGGTTAAACCAAGTTAAGTTTTGATTCAATAATATTCGACCTGAACATTTATTATTGTTGTATATCATAATACTTGTAAAAGTTTCATTATGTAATTCAACATTACTACTATTTCTAACTTCAGTTTCCCAATTTACAGAACGAAATAATTTTATAATATCTATAGGATTATTAAAAACTATATCAATATATGAAGGGTATACAAAACCTCCAATATATTGTGCTTTATTACTTTGATTTGTTTTATAAATTTGTGAAGTAGATACAGCAAAAACACCATTACGTTGACTATACATCATATGAGGATAATAATCATGAAAACTATTAAAACCTTTTATATTAAAAGAATAACTTAAAGTAAATGGTAATGTTTCACCTTCAAATCTATTTTTAGCAAATATAATTCTTTTATATTTATCATCATAAACAATAAAAGAACCTTTTATAGTAAAAGGGTTATCATCGTTATTTGATGCTAAAGATGAACCCCCGTAAGTTAAAAAATAATCTTTATATCCATTGTCTGATATAATTTCAGCTTTCGCCCCTTCTACTACTATAAGTTGTTTTCTGTCTTTATCATAAACTACATAACCATTAGGTATTATAATACTTGCAAACATATCTCCACAACCTATATAACCTTCATCAACTGTTATAACTTCTTTAGGAGGTCTTTCAAATAAATCAGAACTTTTAAGATAAGCAACAAGTTCATCAGTTTGTATTACGTCCTTAGTGCTTGTATAAAAAAGAGCATTCCTCATCTGTATATATAAGTTACTGTCAGCCCCTCTAACAGTCCATATAACGCCTTTATTTCTTGGCATCTCATAATAACTGTCTAATAAAAAGATACGCCATGCAACCTGCTTAGATTCATCTTGTTGAGTGTTCGACAAATAAACCCTAAAACGTAATTTATCTACATAATCAATATAAGGATTATAAGGTATAGGTACTTTAAGTCTATTTACAGAATTATAACTATAATCATAAGGATATAAATGTCCAACAGAAGCATCTAATTCAATGTTTCTTTTTTCCGCCTCTCTATAATATAAATTAAAATAACTATACTCTCTATGTTTTATTCGTAAAGCAAATCTTACAGCAAAACCACTAGTTTGTGTAGGAGTTACTACATTAAATTTAATAAATTGAATACGCTCGCCATTAAAAATATCCCAATTATAAACTTCATCAATAGGGTTATATAAATTAACACCAGTTGTTGGAAAAAAATAATTAGAAGATATTAAATCTTGACCATAAAAACTAACATATAAATCATAAGCTAAAACTTTTAATGTAGCATATCTTGGATTTAATAAACGTGTTACAGCTGCTGTATCATGCGCACCACCAGCAGATACAATATCAGAATTTAAAGCACTTAAAGATTCATAAGCGCCAAATGCAGTAAAAAGGGAAAAATATATATAATCAACACTTAAAAAAAGACAAGCTTCTCTACCTTGATTGTTGTATAAAGTATGAGCAACATTATCTTCTTCTAAATATTCATAACCTGTTACTGGAATATTTTTTTCACTTGCAATATCAAAACCCCCTATTAAAGATGTAAGTTGACTATCGAGCATATAACCATTAAAACCATTCCAAAATTCTGATTTTAAATAATGTACACCAATAGCAGGTTTATCTACTAATAAATGAAAAGAATACATTCTAAATCCATGCTTTGTTACAGCTGTATTAAGATTAGTATTAGATACACCAGGTAATATAAAAGAACCTCCTAATACAGTAGAATTTCTTACACCTCTATCAGCGTGCATAAAATAAAAACTTTGTACTAAATCTTCAATTTCAGTAGGAATGTAAATATCACTAAAAACAATACCTAAAGAAAATTTAGCATAAAAATCTCCTGTATTATGGAATAATTCTGTACAAGGTAATTTATGATGTCTTACCTTTTCATTCCTAATACTATCAATTAAACCAGTTCCATCCCAAACATCAAAAGCATCTAAATCAGGATATGTTTCTGTTGCATTTTCCCAAAAACCCATAACACCTCCAACATCAGCAGTTTCTCTTAAATGGAAATATTTAAGGTCATCAGCCATGTCTAATTCATATTGGTTAATGCTATAAAAATCCGAAGCATTAGCATTTTCAAGTAAAGGAGGTGGGATAACAAAAACAAAAGTAGCAGGAGTTCCTGTTATAGCTGCTATTAAAGCAGGACTACAAGGTACATCTAATATAAAATTTTGAAGAATACCAAAAGTAGGGGGTGCAGATGAAGGTGATGTTGATATAATATTATATGTAATACCTAATATAGTCACTGTTGGTAAAGGGTCATTAGTGACATAATAACTACCAGGAATATAACCAGGAGTTAAAGGGAACTCTATAATAATAGTAAGATTCCCTGTCATAGTTCCCATATCCTCACAACCTGCTCCAAGTACATCCCCTATCAAATCAGGAAGAGTATTATCAATATCAACAATAGCAGGTCTTCTACCAGGAATATGAAAACCTTCACTATAAGTACCATCTTTAAATACAAATCCTATATATAAAGCAGATATTTCATCAGGCATTACACCTTTAAGAGAGTATATTACAGAAGCTGATGCGCCATCAGAAAATTCATTAGATATTTGACTATCACTAACTTCTGTAACCCAAGTTGTTTTAATGTTATTTGCATACTTTTGATAATTTATTTTAGGTTTTACATCAACATTACCTACAACTAATTTATTAAGAGTTTCAGTACCTGTTTTAACTTTTTCAAAAGAAGTTCTTAAACCTATTAACTCTTCAGTAGTTTGTATATCATTTTCATGTAACCCTGTATATATAAATTCATCAATCCCTGTTAATGTAATTGGTCTTGTTATAACGTCATGTGCAGTATAAATATTACCAGCTCTTCTTAGTGTTGATATTTTATATTTTTGATATCTTATATCTAAATTTGTAATTCTTAAATGAATAGTTTGACTGACTATTTGATTTGCCCCGTGACTTAAACCTTCAAATGCATCAACTAAATTAAAAGGTAAACCTATAGGAATAGGGTTACTAAATTGAGTATAATTAGTTTGGTCAAATTCATTTAAAAGGTATGAAATAGTAAAATAATAAACACCACTAGGAATTAAACCCCCTCCCTTAACAACTTTAATAAGTTCAAAATTAGGTAAAATAAATTCAGGAAATAGATAAGATAATACTATTTTATCGGCATCAACTAATTCAAAAACCCCATCAACAGCAAAAGGTAGAGTATTTATATTTAATATTTTTGGTTTTTTAGAAAGTGTATTTACACCATCCCACCATGAAATAATAATCTCACCTTTATAATTTTTAAAATACTTACCTTCAATAGGATTTTCAATTAAAAACCCAAATAAAACAGTCCTAACAATAGTAGTATAAGCCCCTGTTTCATCTAAAAAACCAATTTCAGATATAGTGTCATTTGTGCTAAAAATTACTGTTTCATTACCAACAGGGATAATACCGTTAATTCTATAAGGGGTAACAGTTGCTGGATTTCCATTAACTGTATTGATATACAAATTAAAACCTTCTTCATTCTTAATAGAAGTTAAACTATGATTATGTACAATATTTCTAGCAGCCCTCCAAGAACCTTGTTCTTGAAGGCTTTGTGAATTATCTAATTTACTACCTTTATTAAACTTTGTTGCCATTATGCTATAATTAAACTACCTTCTGTACTTTCAAATATATTAGAATCTGTACTTAAAGCAAATGTTGTATCTTCAAAGAATCTTTGTACTTTTCCAGTATCAATAATAACACTATTCCAACCACGCATAAATAATTCCATATCATCAATATCAGGAAAATCAACAGAGTTCTTAGCCCTCCATCTTTTATCTTCCCAACGGGCTTCTGCTTTTTCAAAAGGTATTTGAGATATATCACCACGTAATGTTAGCAACATTACGATATACCATTCTACTGCACCAATAAATTCAAAATTATCGGGTATAAGAGGAAAACCTTTACAATCTAAAGGTATAGTCTTACAATAAACAACAATACACCCCTCTTCAAAAGAAGTGTGTATATAACCAGGATTTAATGTATAACTATTATTAGCATCAACAGGAAGATGGTCTGTAAATTTACATGGGTTATGAAATCTAAGAGAACCATTACGGGGTAATCTACAACCTTTATAACTAACCCCTAATACAGTATCTAAATGACATGGTAAAGCTACTTTACCTTCTTCTACATTTAATTGAATACCTGTTTCAACACTTGCAAAATAAGAACCAATACCTCTAATAGCCTCACCAACCATCTCATAAGCATCCCCTGTCCATGAAGTATTAGTAGGTCTAAAATCTCTTATAATTTTGGCTATAACAGCACTTGATGATATTGTTTGAACAGCGGGCATCTTTTAAAAGTTAGTTATAGAATATCTTTGTAATTTATCTGTATAAGGAATACTATTTAAAAGAAATACACCATCTGAAACAGTTGTTGTTTCTAATTTAGAAGTACTTGCTTTTTTATTAGAAGGCTTGTATTGATAATTTAAAGTAGTATTAGAATGTATGCTTTTACAACTCCAATACCACCAAAACATATAACGCTCTGTATGGTACATTAACCACTTCTCACCGTTATTATGTTTTATAATATTATTATCTTTATCTCGTTCTAAAACTTCGTAAGGAGTAACACCTTCTTTAATTAAGCGTGCTTTATTAGCATTACTTGCACCCCAATTAATTCTTAGCTTATTAGTTTTAACTTCTTCTCTTCTAATGTAAAAACTTCCACATGAAGTAGAAGGGTACATAGAATAGTTATAACCTTTTAATATAGCTAATGATATTTTGTAAAAAAACTTTTTAATAATAAAAGTAAAAATTGGTATAGGAACGTCTAATACCTTTTTTAAAACTTCAGCTTTTTGTTTAGTATAATTAAACTTAACAGCTATTTTAGCAATAATTACTTCTTTATCTTCTTTTTTACTTGATTTAAGATAATCTGTTGAAGTTTGTAATTTTGATAATAAATTATCTAAAATACTTAAATCTTTTTCAAGTAAAATTTTATAGACATCATAATAATCACTTAATTTTATTGTATCACTCTTTAAAGTTAATCTCTTCATTTTCTGTTACAAGTTTAAATTCATTTGCTAATATACTTTGAACCATTAAAGGTATTAAATCTAATGCTATTGGAAACTCTGAATTATCATCATAACATTCAGAATCACAATAATTTATAAGACCTTCTAAATCTTCAAAATAATGTATTACTTCTAAATAGGCAAGCTTAGTTTTATTAAACACGTAAATATGATTATCAATATAATCATATCTTCCTATATTAAAAGTATATTTATTATGCTTAGTAAATTTTAATTCTTGTAAAGTGGTATAAGTTAAATCTTCAAATCCAGCAAGAAGTCCTACATGAAGAAAAGGTGCACCACCTTTAATTCTTATAGGACGGGGAAAAGGATTTTTAGTCTTTAGTATTTTACAACCTACATCAATATAACAATTATCTGCTTTATCAACTTTAACTAATTCAACTACAATACGTTGTCTAAGTGTTTTCTCAACACCATCTTTTTCAACGCTTCTGCGTAATTCTAAAGCTCTGTATTGCTTAACAGCAAACTTAGCTTGTTGAATTACTGCGTAATCATTAGCTTTATTTAATTTCCTTGCAATATAACTACTAATCTGATTCAGGCTTGCCATCTTTTATAGTAGGTTTAGTAATAAAATCTATTAATTTATCTTTTATAATAATAAGTAAATCGTTTTGTTTAGTATTTTTAATTATGGAATAAAATTGAATTAAACCATAATAACCTGCGGTCATTTTAAAAATACTTAAATCAATTTGAATTATATATCTTTCTAAGATAAATGCACTACATAAAGATATAAGATAAACTGCAATAGTTATACCTGATTTAGATAGACCAGCAGTACTTATACCTTTTTTATTACCTTTATCATCTAAATCCCCATATGATTTAGTTATACCTGTAAATATATTAAGTCCGATTAAAAGCCCTAAAGCTATGAAAACTTCTTGATATGATGTAATAATACTTATTAACATTGTTAACAAAATTACTAACAATCCAGTGAATGCCATTTTTATCTTAATGCCTAATATCATTAAGAAATCCAAGAAATTATTATCTATATTATTAAAATTTAAGTTCATTTTTTTAAAAGTATTGCAGATGTTATTAAAAAAGAATCAAAGGCATTTTTACTATAATTATATGTATATATAGCAATAAATTTATAAGCTTTTAACCGCGTTACATTTTGACCAAAAAATATTATCTGTTTTGTATCACTTAAATCAAATACAGCACCCCATTCAATAGTAAATGTAAAACCATCATATACCGCTTCATTTGGAATATCTGCACTAATTTCATAATCAAAAGAAGGAGCATTTACAGTACCTTGTATAGTATATTTTTCAATACCTAAAGATAAATCTACTAATATAACAGGTTCATAATCTGTTAATGTTATTCTTTGTATTCTTGTTAACTTAGACATTAGCGCGTTTAGTTATAGTTACCATCGTTCTACGTAAATTTAAATCACCAGCACTTACAATTTTTCCATAAAAATTAAATACAGTAGCGTTGTTATCCATATCAGGTACAGTAATTACCCCAGTACCAACACCTGTTGAAGGGTTGTCAAAAAATTCTCCAAAAGTATTAAACTCAGTAATTAATGGTTGAAAACCAATCGTATATAGTAAAGAACTAATTTTTGAAAATTTATAACTAACAAAAATTGTTGTAGCATTTATTTTAGTAATACGTGCAACCATTCTAAATCTATCAAAAAAATCGTAAGAATCAACTTCTGCAACAACTATACTATTATTAATAGCAAGTTTAACTGTTTTTGGGGATGCTACTACAAATCCATAAAGAGTAATAAAAGTGTTAAAAGTTTTATAAAAATCAGCTTCTATTTCAATAAATTCAGTATTAGCAAGTAATCCAGCAGGTAAAGTATATTGATGATTAATATTACTATACGGTACAAAAAATCCACCTGTATCACCTGATAAATTAGAATTAGTAATTCTATGATGTAAAATACCATCACTTTGAATTTCATAAGTTTGTCTAGTAGTTCCACTAACAATTTCAGTACTCTCAACAACATTATTTCCAATAACACGAGGAATTTGCCCAGGTTGAACAAACCTAATCATTTGGTCAAGATAACTTGATGTAACATTTCTATTTAATACATCAAAATCAGATGCTGTTTTAGCTAACCCCTGTAAAGAATTAGTAGCCCTATCAGCAGGATTTAATTTAAAAGTAATACTTTCTAATAACTTCCTATAAACATCTTCACTAGGAAAATCGTCCCTTAAAAGTCTATTATAAACTAAAGTAGCTACACCATTTTTAATAATAGTATATTGTAAAGCAAAACCAGTTTCTTGGTCAGGTACAGTACCACTATTAACTTGGGTATGTCTAAAGAAAAATTCTCTAAATTCTTTTAGTGCCATCTTATAAATATTTAATTAACATGGAATTAATACATATATTAGATTTTGTAAAATCTACATTATCAGCAACAGCAAGATATTCATCAACAGCTTCTTTAACACCAGGAAAATCAGGATTAGCATAATCATCAAAACCTAAATAACCCCCACTTTTAATCTTATTACACCAAGCAGCTATTTCTTTTTTTGTAGTTTCATAAGAATGGTCAGTATCAACCATTACAAAATCTAAACTTTTATCATCATATAATAAAGAAGCTTTTGAACTATCAACTTGTAGTACATTTATACAGCTAATAAACCCTGCTTTCTTTATATTATTGATACATACATCTACTATATTACCTTCATTCTCTTTAACAAAAGGATGGTCAAACTTCCAAATATCAATTAAATCTAAAGTACAAGTTTTATCTTCAATAGCTGTTTTTTCTAATAGATATACAGCACTTCTTCCTTGCCATACTCCTACTTCAATAGCTTTAAAATTTAAAGGCATTCTTTTCACTACATAATCATACACTTTTTCAAATGTAGTAAACCCTGATACTTCTTTATAAAGTGTTGGTACTGTTAAAATATTTTCCATTCAATTATGTTTATGTAAATTAAATTTATGCCAAAAAAACTCGTCAAAACAACTATAAAATATTAAATTAGGATATTTCCAATTAACAAGGAACTATAACTACTTTTCTCATTTTATGTGAGAACCCCTAATATCACTTAAACTCTTAGGATTTTGTAATGCAAGTGTTGGAAAGAAAGAATATTGTTTAAGATTAGGAATATTCCTTGTAATCTCTATATCAACATCAGCATCTATAGTTTTATTATTTAAACGATTTACAATCTTTTCAATTCCACTTTTAGACAATATCATACAATGTGTCCCCCACACATCTTTAGGAACATAAATAGTACCTGCTATATGTTTACCAGGTTTTCCATATCTTTCATTACCTCCAAGCCAAACAATATCCCAATCATTGGGAACATTTTTCCAACCTTCTTTTAATAACTCTTTAAAACCATGTTGAAAAAGTACATCATCTTCAAGCATTAATACAGTTTCATAACCTTCTGCATAACACATATTTAATATCCCAAGCCAAGATATATAACAAGCAGCAATTCCAGGATTAATAACCTTTTCACATTGAATACCTAAACCTTTTCCATTAATAGCAGGAATTGTTTTAACATCTCTAATATTAAGGTAATTTAAAAGAATATCTACTTTTTTCTTTTTATCAGGTCTTGTTTGAAGATTAAGTAAAAATCTTTTATCTACTTTAATATCAGCATAATCAAAAGGGTCTTGAGTACCTGTATTATCTAATTCAACACAAGTAGGAATTAACTTCCAATCATAATTTTCTGTTCCTACACTTTTAATCTTTATATCAGATATTGTAGACATAAAAAATTCACATTGTAATCTTTTACGTTCTTCTTTAATTAAGTTTTTATCTATAATATTAGGTTTAGTTTTAAATGAGTTAATATCTCTTGTTTTATTTATAACAGAAGCGTTAGCCCACCAAAAATTACCACTAAAATGATTATTACACCAATTATAACCTACTAAATCAACGTCTTTAATATACTCAATACAGGTTTTCCAATTAGTAATAGTATGTTTAACTAAAGCTTTTCTCCAATATTTTTCATGAATAGTATTTTTAGAAGCCCCTTTACTATGACAATACAAAACAATATCTAAAGGACTATTTTTACAATGATTTTGTAATAGCTTAATAGTAGGATATTCATACTCTTTTACATCACCAGAATAAATTAATACTACATTTGCAATAGGAAAATGTAATTTATTAAAATCTTCTAATTTACCTACAAAAGATATAACAATTTTATCAAGTTCTTTTATTAAATTAGAAGAAGTTACAGCAGCAAATATTTCAGCAGTAATTGCTTTATATTCTCCCATACCCGCTAAATGATAAAATAAGGTCATACTAAAAGATTAATTCTCCTTCTAAAAGCGTTATAGTTTGAGTACCACTAGTTAAAGGACTTGTTGTCATTATATTAATAGTACCTGATGTAAAAGGATATATACCATCTAATACACCTGCTGTTATTGTAACAGTCCAATAATTAGGTAATGTTTGTGTATAACTACCTGAGAAAATTTGAATATTACGCATAATAACACTTACGTCTGATACAGAACTAAAAACAATAGTAGAAAAAGTAAACATATTAGGGGAAATTTCTAATGGTTTACCGATATAAAAATCAGTAACTACTCTAAGTTTTTGAAATATAAATATACCATCTTGTTCATCAGGAGGAAGTCCTGAACTAAAAGAACTACTAGAACTAAATGAACCACTTGGTTCACCAGCCATATATAAAGCAGCTACACTAATTTTACTAACTAATTGCCCTGCTTTTCTACCATAATTTATAATAGGAATATAAAGTTTAGTAAGAGGATGATTACTTACATCATCTCCTGCATAATATTTACTAGCAAAATCTCTCATTATTTCAACAAATCTTTCACTATCATCAATAGTAAGAGCATTAAATATTTTAGTAAACTCTATAATATTGTTAGAATTTTGATTTCTTCCGTTCATATCTTAATTTATTAAAGTCGTATAACAAATGTTAACACCATTTATATAATCTTGAATATCTACAATTACAATATTAGGATTATCAACTGTAGTTGGTTCTACAATATTATCATATTCAATATCTATACATTCAATCCCCCCATCACAAGGAATAAAAGGGTATCCAAATATCTTAAAAACATCTTGTAGTTTTATACCTTTACAGGCGTAACATTTAGAGAGTCTTTCTAATTCATATTTAGTTACATAGTAACTCCATTCTTTTACAGAGTTTTCTAAAATATCTTGATAGATAAAACTAACAAGATAAAAAGCACTATAATAATCTAATACTTTAAACTGTAAACAACTTTTATCATATAAAGATTCTTCTTTAAACTCTTTAGTATGTAAAGCAAAAATAGTTTCCTTGTATTTAACAAAGAAACTATTTAATTTAGCTTGTAAATCATTATTACCCATTACCCACAATCTTTACAAGGTGTATCACATTCTTCACAAAACTCTAATGCTTTAGACATTAAATCTTTTGCAGTAAATAAATTATTGTTTAAATCAACAGGTAAAACATCATAAAGATAATTAAAACTGTATATACTATTTACAATATTCATATAAGTAAATAGTAATGCTTGTAAAGCTACAAAATTATAATAATCTTTATGATTACAGTCATTACAATCATGACAATCTTTACCTCCACCACAAGCTATTGTTTTTATATAATAATTAAAACAGTCTTTAATTTTACAATCATTAAACATAATTGTAGAATTTTCGATAGGTTCTCCCCCATTTTTATCAATACTTACCCCTGTAAATTTAAAAACATTAGTTGAATCTATTGTAACTGTAACGCATTCGCATGGTTCAATAGTTAATTCACCAACATCTTCAAATACATTATCTGAATTTAAACTTGCATAAGTAATTGTAGTAGGCTGAAATGATTTATTACAAATAGTATATTCATTACAATTATCTGTTTTCTTTATAGACCACCAATTACAACCTTGTACTTTTTCAAATGTACAACATTTATGTAAAATTTGTGTTGAATCGTTAGGATTTCTAATAACTAAACAAGCTTGAATAATATAATCGCCTGTTTCAGGAATATTAAAATAAAATGGATATGATGCAGCATTATGAACATAAGGATAAGATATACCTGTAATTGAATTAATTTGTGTAGCAATTACAGTTCCATTATAATCAATTAAACTGAACTCAATTTCAAAATCGGTAAAACAATATTCAAGAGTACCATTATTAGGATATTTTTGAATGTATGTAAAATCTAAAGCTAATACTGCATAATTGTTTGAAAAAATACTTATACAATCTTCGTTAGAACAACCTGTATTTGTAACTTGTAAAATACCACTAGGTATAGTTTTAAGTATAAGATCATTAGGTCCTTCAATACAACTTAAACCATTAACATCAAAAGTAATAACATTTGCAGCTAATAAAGGGTCAGCATAAGAAATTATACCTTTTTTATTAGGTATAACAGATGTAACACCATTTTGTTCAAAATATGTACTAAAAGCAGGATAAGAACTTACTAAATAATATGTAAGACTAGAATTTACAAAAGGTGTATAAAAGCCATAATACGCATAAAATGGTGTAGTACGAATAGTATCAACAATAACTATATAAGGGTCAAAATCAAGTCCAAAAACTTGAAAAATATTTTGGTAAGAATGATAACCACCTCTAACAAGTTCTAATTCAATATCAATAGATTCCCAAGGATTTAACCCTATAATTTCAAATTGAAAAATTTCACCACTAACCCCTGTTGATACGAAATTATCAACAGATATAGTATTAGTAGGAGCGTTAACTATAATTGGAATAGCAGGTAAAGAAAATCCAAATTCAGGATAATCTACTACAACTACACCATTAACAGTAAGTTTTATTCCAGGTGTTGTAGAATCAAATGCTAGTAGAGGGTTAGAACAATCTTCCCCTCCACTAGCATCAATACTATAAATTTGAAATTTAACTAAAGACATTAAGTGTTAAATAAATAATAGTTAAATAATAATTAAATATTAATCAAATATCTGTAAAATAGCGTTAACAGCAGTCTGAACAGTATTAGCAGGAGCGTTAGGAATAACTAACTCTACAATCATATCATCAGTATCTGCGCTACCACCAGTATTATTATCTCTATCTTTTCTGAATTGAATACCATACATATCATAAGTTTCACCTACAACAGCAGGGTTAGCAAAACTAAACATTTGATTAGCTAAACAATCTTGTGAAGTATTACCAAGTTCAGTAGAGTATTCTTGCCAAATAGTAACAACATCAGAGTAAGTACCTGAACCAAATACAACAGCAACAGTTACAGCATTTAAAGTTTCATCTATTGTAGCATCTGTTGCAATACCGCTAACACCTACACTAATTTGAGTATCTACAGGAATAACAGTAAGAGAAATACCAACACTAAGTGGACCTGTAACAGTAGCAACAGCAGTTACAAGTTGTGACAATTGTGGGTGGTTATTAATACGAACTACTAAATCATTAATAACAGAAGTTGCAGTAGAAGAAGCGTTTACAGTTGATTCTACACGATAAATTTCAATAGCAGGTAGAGTACCAGCACTCATATTTTGAATACGAATATGAGCAGTTTCACCAACTACAAGTGTTGGAAAGTTCATATCACCAATACCAGCACCATCATCACCAATTAAAACAACTTGTGCAACAGGAGCTACATAAGCACGTAGTGAATACTTAGAACCAAAAGGTATAACCATACTACGTTTTACAGTAGTACCAGTAGTTGCAGGAACACCTTGATAAATAATATAACCTTGTCTTGTAAGGTTTAAAGGAGTAACGGCAGCAAGCAAAGCAGCAGCAGTAGCAGCTGTTACGAATGTACCATCATTTGTAAATATAGCACAAGCGCCATCGGCAAGTAAGCCAACTTGGTTTATTGTAGCTATCGTACCACCACCTGCTAATAAGCCATAGTTTAGGTCTTTAAAAACGAGCATTTTTCTCATGATTTATTCTATTTTTAGATTTTCTGTTAAGAATTGTTTGTAAGTATTTGAATTGATTAAACTTTTTATTGTTGTAATTGTATTATTTAGAATCTCATGATGTACATTTTCATCTAAATCACTTGTTATATTCAAATTATGATTAACTTTCATTGGTTTTTTATAATACTTAAAACCTACATTTTGAATATAAAATTGTTCATTATGGTATAATCTTAATAACCCTTTAGTAATCTCACAAACAACAGATATTGGAGAAGTTTTAGTAAAAGAATCTCTTAGTCTATCATTGATTACTTCTGAATTATAAACTCTACCTTCTGCTACTTTTAACTTTTTATTTGCTAAATTATATTGTTTAGCACTTACTGCACTGAAAGGAATAGTAGATACACTTGCCGCTGTTATTCTTATATTAGTATAACTTGAATTTGAACTTAAAAAATATAATCTACCAACTCCAAATGTTCCTGCTAATTGTTCCCAATAAACTTCTAATCCTGTTAGATTAGTATAACTAATCACATCACGTATTAAATCTTTTATATAAAACCAATATTCAATATTAATACCAGCGTTTATATATGGATAAGTAGCACTTGTAAAAATAGTAATATAAGTTCCATTTACTTCTAATTCAATTCTAAAAGGAGAATAATCATAATTTGTAGGTAAACTATATTCAGCAATACCAAAACTTGTTGCAGTTTCAACATAAGAATTAATATTACAATTATAATATACTTCGGGGTTTATTTCTATTTTATGTAAATAATCAGAAGGTAAAAAAGCAAAGACATTACTATTATATGCAGTAGTATTACCTATACTTAAAACATCCCAAGTATAAGTAGGAAGATATTTCTCTTTTTTAAGCGTATGTAAATCATCTAATCTTTTAGTAGTATCTTCAAAACCAACTCCTTTGAGATTAGATTTAGGGTTTAATCTTTGAGAAACAAATTTCTTTATTTCTTCATTGATTAAATAATCTTTTTCTTCTACTCCAAAATCATTTTCAAGAGCAGAATTGATTTCTTGTAACCCTAAATCTAATCCTATATGGAACTCATTAATAGTCATTAACTAATCTTCTCTTTTACTGCTTTAGTTTTTGGTCTAATAAAACCAATTAATTCAGCTTCTAATTTATTTCTAATTGCTTTAAAATTATCTGCATTAGAATTTAAATTAGCAACAACTTCTCTATCGTTTACACCAAGAACTACTGAACCCATCATAACAGTTTCACTGTTAGGCATACGGTCTAATAGGTTATTTCTTAATGCTTCATGTAATAAAGCTTTTGTATCTAAATCAGGGTCTTTACAAAGTTTAAGGAATGAAGTAGGATTCTTTTCAACTAATTCATCTAAAAGAATATCCATATCATCATTATCTAAATCATCAAGATTTAAAGATAAATCATCAACTCTTAAAATATATTTAATAGTATTTCTATCACCTAGTATTTCAAGATAAGCTGCTTTAGCTTTATTTTTAACATCAATCTTTTGTTTAGCTGCTTTTACTTCCAACTCTTTAGTATGCAAGTAAAACCTAATTTTAGGTGTAGCAAACCGTTCTTCAAAAGAATTAGCAACACGACCATAAACCAACGCGTATCTATATAGAATATAATCTGCAATGTTAATAGGTCTGCCTTTAATTCTTTCAGATAAAGGTAACTTACTTTCAACATCCATATCAGCTTTAGTACCCCATTCCCAACCTGTTTCTAATTTCAAACCTTCATCTTCAGGAATATTAACTGATATATTGTTCCAATATCTACGAGCAGCTTCTGTAAACTTTTCACTTGAAGCAGAGATACCTAAAATAGGAGGTAAATAAATTAATTCTTCTGCTAATGATAAACCTCTTAAAGGTCCATTATTATTAAGAGAAGCACCAATTTTCCATAAACCTACTTGTTTATCACCACTATGATGTAACTCATAAAACTTTTCAACCCTTCTAATAAATACTATTTTACTTTGTACGTTTTCCATTTTTTTTTGTTATTTGTTTTTATTGTTAAATCGGGGAGTACACTACATACCCCCCGATACATTATAAACCGACCTTTAAACTACGATAAATCACAAGTTAAATTAAAGCAATGTGTATTTCTACGAATACATATACTTTTAGCAGAGAGGAAGTGAATTTTAGATTCATCTTTTTCAGTTGCTACATTCTCAAAATTATTACCAGTAAAATGATAAGGTGTGGAAGCCATACCTTGCAAAATACCTGTTACCATACCACGACCTTTTTGAGTTGCCATTTGTACGTTAGGAAGCCCATCATACATACTCATATCAAGGAAAGTCATTCTATAAGACTCAAGTGGACGACCAGTGATAGGATGTTTAGGAGAGTTTTCAGCACGACCACCAAAATCTAAAAGAGGAAGTTTTTTAAGAGTGATAGTATGACCATCAACGTGCTTATAACTTGTAAAATATCCTCCGAACATTAGATTATGAGAATTAGTAGCACCACCTACAAATTTATCTCCAACATTAGAGTTAGAAACCATTGTAAATCCATTACCTTCTTCTTTCATAGCATTGTCAAATTCTTCTGCACCACCATCACCTGTAAATAAGGCAATGTTCATAACACCAGTATCAGTAGCACCATAAAGTACATCAGAAACAGTACGCTTAATTTTATCAGCAGTTAATTGACCATAAGTATCATTGTTATCAATTTGGTCAAATACACCTGCACAATAAGGAATAGGAAGTCCTGTATCTTCATCCATCAAATCAATAGTACCATCAGGGTTTCTATTGTATTCTGAATACCACAAATGTTCTTCTAAATCTTGTTTCCAATTAAGAGAATGTTGCCATTTCTCAAAGTCCATCCACAAGCTTGTAGGTTTACCATCAACTTTAAACTGTACTTCAACTGTTTTACGAGCAATATTACCACGAAGAGCATAAGACTTACGAAGGAAGCTTATTTGATTCTTCATTTTTCCAGGCATAACAACATTACTTGCATTACCCATAGAACCTGATTCAGATACGTTAGCACCTGCACCCATAGACCACTGTTGACCAGCTAATAAATCCGCAGCAGGAATAGCTACACCATTATTCTTAATTTTAACTAATTCATAACGGTAAAAATTACCTACTTTTTTTCCTGTCTTTTGAATCCTACAAAGAACACCACTTGGAGAGAATACGTTATGTTGTACTTTCAACCAATTAGTACGGAAATCAAGAGTAAAATAACTGTTATTTAAACCAACTCCAGTAGTTACAGCAGGTGTAACAGCAATAGAATCAGACCTACGCAACTTACGAAACGTACTATAAAAGTATTGAACATCATTAAGTTCAACAGTTTTAATTCCATTGTTTTGTCCTTCTGTTAAGAAAGATAGTGGAAACTTTAAATCCTCTCTACCTTGTAGGTGAGTTAGAACAGGTACAATTTGTTCAGGATTAGTTAATAAAGCAGAAGATAAAGAATTTTCATCAGTAAACCCTTTACCATCAAACTTATCGTGATATATTACTCTTGACATTTTTTTTAATGATTTTTAGTTGTTGTTTTTATTTATTTTTATTGTATATTACTTATTGATAAATTATTTAAATTAACTTTAGTACTATGATATTCAGGGTTTGTAGTTATAGTTAAAGCTTTCTTAGGTACAAATCTTTGCTTAATAGTTTGAACATTTTGACGTTTTACTAACAAATCAGCAACGTCTTTAATATTAAAACCTTTATAACGTAGATAAGCATAACCAAGCCTAGTGCTTAAATCTTCTTTACTCCTGTCAATCATTTCTTGACTTTTACCATTTTCAACATTAGCAGAAAAATACTTATAAAAGCCTTCTTTATCTTTTGTAGGTATTTGTATATTAGATACATCAACCCCTTTACTGTCTTTAATATTTAAAACTCCTGTTTTTACAATAACATCTTCAACAGAGTTCCAATACGCTATTTCATCATCTTGTCTTGCTTTAATTGAATCAGCTATTTGTTTAGCTTTAGTCAATTCATTTGCTTTTTGATTATCTTGAAGTTCTTTCAAAATAGCAGAAGCATCATTATATAATTCATCAGTTGATGAATCTTTAGACCTTACAGCAATAGCTTCTGCCATATCAGGTTTAATACCTTTAGCTACAAGTCCTTGCTTTAAAACATTTACTAATTGAGTTGTATTATTTTTATTTAATACTTGACTACTCCAATCATTATTTACAGGGTTACTAAAAAAAGATTCTTCTGTACCACCTAATAACAAATGATTTAAAAACTGTTGAACACGTGGTATTTCTTGAAATACATTAGTTCTAATCTCTTCTTTTTTAAGTTGAATTACATCTTCAACATATTCTTTTAAACCATCCTCTGTATCAGAATATTTTTTAACAGCTCCTGTTTCATCAAAAACCTGTAAGTTATTATTAACTTGGAAGTTTTCAATAAAATCACTTGTAGTATCATTACCTCCTGCTGCTGCAAGAACAGATTTTGTAGCTACAATATTTCCAGCAGCATCAACAGCATCACCATTAGTATTTAAACTATAAGAAGCTTCTTTACCATTTACTATTAAATTAATAGTTTGTGGTTCTACAACACCTTCTTTAAGTTTAGTAACATCATCTTTAGAAGCAATTACAGCACCTTGTGCATCTAAAACTTCTCCATTTGTGTTAACACTTACTCCACCTTCTACTTGACTTAAAATTGTAGTAACCTCATCTGCTGTATAATTAACAGGTTCAAGTGTTGGAACAATAGGGTCAACAATAGGTATTGCAGGTACAATAGGATTTGGAACACCTCCTCCTAATATATCTTTACCATCTTCAACAATGACACCTTCAGGGTCAGATAATACTTCATTCAAATAATGCAATGTAGGTTCAGCAAAAGCACCTTTATTATGATTCATTTGTTTATAATTTTAGTAGTTAATTCTGTTGTAAATATACCCTTTTTTTCATGTATAATAGCCTTGTTAATCACTCCAATTTGCAAAGCCTAAATTTATACCGTAAAAATAGTTAGTCGTATTTATTCTTATTTGCTTTAGCAATAGCTAAATCATTATCAATCTTTTTATTCTTTAACGCCAATTCAATACGCTTATTTACATTATCTAATTGTTTAGAAGATTCATCAAAATCTTGTTTACGTCTTGCTAAACTTGATTGTATATCAGATTTTTCTTGTTCTAATAAAAGCTTATTTTCAGCGTGTATATCAGGTGTATTTAAACCTGCTTGAATATCACTTAATGTTTTAGAATCAGCGTTTATCAATGCTACATCAACACCTTGTTGATAACTCTTATCAGCTACATATTTTGTAGTTTCAATTTTTAATTTATCCGCTTCACCTTTTAATTGTTGTGTTTGAAGTGCAAGTTGCTCTTTTTCTAATGATATAGATTTTTCATACTGCTTTTCAATCTTATCGTATTTAATCATAACATCAGTTATTTTACTAATACTATTAGCATCTATAATTGAAGCAATCATAGCAGGATTTTTATCATTCTGCGCTAAACTAAAAGCATAACCTTTCATAGCAGCAACTTTTTCTTTTTCTTGTATTGTGTTTTTAACAAATACACCATAAGAACTATTTGCAATTTTTAAAGCATCTATTTCAACATTTTGAACTTCTCCAAGACGATTAATGTATCTACCTTTTTTACCATTTCGGAAAGCAACTTTACCATTATCTACTAAACCGTTTAAATCTGCTTCTATCCCATCATCAAACTTTCTACTAATTTCAGCAGTCATAATTGAACTACGTTGTAAAGCACTATCAACATTACCTTTCTTTTCAGAAGCTTTAATATCTCCTAAACGCTGTCTATTAAAACCAATAGAATCATAAGCTTCTATTTTAATAGATTCCATTAAATTTCTTGTTTGTTCAATATAATTACCAAGACCTAAATCAACACCTTTAAGATATTGTAATGCTTGTGCTACTTTAGGGTTAGTTTCATCAAACCATGATATACCTGTTGCTTCTACATAGTACATCCATTTTTCCATCTTCCAATCTTTTGGTATTAAACCAAAAGGCATCATCATCAACTTATCTTTATTCTTTGCCATTAACATTTCAAACCTGTAATGGTAAACATTGTACAACAACTGGTACGCCAATACTTGTTTCATTAAAGAGTACCTTCTACGAGTTCTTGTATAACCTATTTTACCATTATAAGGTAACTTACAACGACTGCTATTATTAATATCATTTCTTTGAACAGGTATCGGACCCCAATCAAAGTATAAAGCATCATATTCAGTACCTACTTTAAAAACTTGCCATACTTCATTAATGTATTCCCAATTTATAGAAATATCACCATTTAAAGTATCGAGTTTATAATTTTCATCAACCTCCATTTCATCAGGTTGACCTAAAAGATTTATATATTGTAATACACCAACCTTCTTAAAAGTCTTCCAAACAATATGAAACAAATCAATATTACCATCACCAGTATTAAAACTACTTAAAGCTTGTCTATCACCTAAAGCCATATGAGCAGCATCAGGTGTTGTAGAAACTCTATTATAATATTGAACAGAACCATTACTTATAGATTGTTCTGATATGGTTGTTAATCTTGTAATATCTTCTTCACCTAAATCTCCTCTCCATCTATCAACAACACTGTTAATAGTTGTAGTAGATTTACGAACTACAGCACCAGCATCTTCTATTAGATTATGTTGTTTATCAAAATCAAACACAAAAATATCTTCGGGCATACAAACTTCATAATTAACATCATCATGCAATACTTCTTTATATGTTACATATTCTCCTACTGCTACATAATCGCCCCAAGCATCTTGTATTTTATCTTTTAAATTTACAGTATATTCTATAAGTTCTAATATAGTTTGTCCGTCTTTAGCTTGTTCATCATCAAATTTACTACGCAGGGTAGCAACAAGATTTTCTAAACTATCAGTTTCTTCACTTGGAATACCTGTATCAATACCTTTCTCATTGACACCTTTAATAAATTTCTTTTGTAAAGTCTTATCTATAGCCTTATCTAAAGCATCTTTAAACTCATTAATGATATCTGCGTTAGTTGCAACAACAGAATAATCAACAGGTAAATCAGAACGTTCACCAACTAAACTTCTATAAATTGTAGAAATGAAATCATAATTTCTTAGTTCAGCAGGACGTTGTAGATACTTAACATCAGAAACTTTATAAGGATTTAAAACATACTCATAAAGCTTTTTATCTATAATACCATCAACAGCATCTCTAAGCATTCCCATCTCTGCTCTATCTTCATCAAATGATGACATATTACTTGTATAGTAATCAGCGACTGCTTTTATAAATTCAGGTATTACATCACCTTCTTTAATAGCAAGTTTTTCAGCAGTAGAAATAGTTTGTTGAGGATAATTATTATTCATAGTATTATGTTAATTAAAATATTCATCAAATTGTCTTGAATGTTCAGGACTTGAAGCTACAACACCTGATACAAGTTCTTCTTTATAATCAAACATTCCTACTATCATTGTAGATATACGGTCAAAGTTACCCTTATTATTGAACTTAATAAGTTCACGAACTAAACCCAAATCAAATATATAGTGTAAATTTAAAATTGAATTACCATTTATATCTTTTTCTACTTCTTCAAGTAACCAATCCTTTAAATAAATGATACCTGTTTCCTTACGTGCAGTATTAATATGTATACCCCAGTTTCTACCAGTCTTACCACTTAACTCTTTTTTCCATACAATCTCAGGTTCAGCTGCAAGATATTCTAATAGTTTATATCTCTTAGCATAAGGTATAACTTCTCCTCTATCATTTTCAAACTGTAAACCTTCATATGTATTATAGTATTCTGCTATTAAAAACAACTGTTCATTATATTCATCAGTTCTTGCAGGACGACCAGCATATGCAGCTACAATTCTATTACCTTTAGTTTTAGTAAAATTATTAGGTTTTTCAAAAACATATGTAACACCAAGTGAATCTCTTGTAGTAATATTCTCTTTAGTTTTATCTACTGCAAAAGGGTCATGCCAAACTCTATATAAATTTTTAGGAACTACACCACCAACTTTAAAAGGAGGACTCCATTCTACAAATGCACCATTAAGGTTATCTTCGGGTTTAGTAGGGTAATGTATCAAAGGACTTACATTAGCTTCTATATTTAATCTAACTCCTGTTTTAGTTCTTACTAATAAACCTACTCTACCAAGATTATTTAATTTAACATTCTTCATTAAATGCTTTTCATGTTGTGAAAGCATCTCAACAGGAAAGATATTATTACCACTACGTTTAAAAGCTTCTGATGGACAATTAGGTTTCTCCATCATATAATCATCTAAATCCGTAGTAGATTGACTAGTTTTCTTTATTCTTTCTTTTTGTTTCTTCTCATAATCAAAAGCTTCTGATTTTAAACTATTACCATCCTTATCAATAAAACCAGGCATATTAAGATATTGTGGAACAAAGAAACCACAATCAGTACCTTCAAAACCTTCATCCCAAATATTATTAAAAGATATACATTTATAAGTAGATGGATTATAAAATATTTGTTCAAAGTTAGCCCAGTTAGTATCTTTACCACCACCTGTACCAAATATAAGAATCTGTCCTGTACTATAAATACCATCTTCAATAGTAGGTTGTGTAGAAGCTAATGATTGTAATAGATTAGCCCACTTACCAGCTTCTTCAAATAGTATTAAAGTTCCATCTTTACCACGAGCAGCGCCAGGTCTATTAGGCCCAAATGATACAGCTATAACTTGACTCTTATTACCTCTTTCAATTTCCGGACTATCAGTTAGCTTATAACCAATCTTAATATGGTCCATACTATCAATTAGCCTTCTCTTACTCCAATCAGTATGTTTATTAAGAAACTGTAAATAATTATCAGTCATAGACATAGTACCCTCAGGATACAGATATGCACTATCATATGCACCTACAACAGTAATTGAATCTTTATATAAATCAGCTCTATTAGCAGCTATGAAACCATTTTTATAACTATAACCACCTCTACGTTTTTTACCTACACAAACATTTAAACCAAGACCTCTTGCAACTTCTTTAACTGTAAAATAATAAAAATCACCATCCCAAAAATCAGGGAAAGTGATTTGTTTAGTAGCAGATAGATAAGTATTTTTTACAACTTTTTCTCCACCTGTTTCATTAAATTTACGCTTCTCAAATTTACTTTCTCTTGGGTCTTTAGTAACTTTAATTTGTCCATAATTTAAATACCCATAATGTTCCCCTGTAATATGAATCTTTTGGATTTTAGCTTCTTTACCATCATAATACAATTTACCATTTAATGTAATTCCTTCTCTTCGTTTATGTTCTTCTCTATCCCAAAAGTCTTTATAATCTTTAGAATTTTTAGGAGCTTTAGTATATACACCATGCTTCATAAAGTATTGTGCAGCTTCTGTTGCTTCTGCAGTATTAACAAAAGCAATATCCTCAAACGTAAATAGAGGTGTATCATCATTAACACTCTCTTTTAGTTTGAGGATACCATCTGCAACTCTATCATGTATAATAGGGTTGTATATACTTTGACTTATGAACATCTATACATCACTTATATTGAGCCTTAGTTTACTAGCAAGTTTTTCATCATAAACAAGTAACATTTGTTTATGTCCTAAGTCAATTACAATCTCTTTACTTTTAGGTCTAAAAATTGCATCTATAACTACTCTTGGACTAAAATGATATTCTTCTAATCTATACTTTGGTTTTAATTCAGCAGGAGCATTATCTACACGATATAAAGCATCCCCACTATTTAGTCTAGCAAAGTGTTCTGTACGTTCATTATAATTTCCTTGTAATTCTGCACTATTTGCAATCACTTTTAATTGAGCTTCCATTGTCTTTAATTTTAGGTTATTTATTTGTTAATTATTATACTACGTGAAAAGCATTTATTATTTCCCAAGTTACTGCCTCTTTTCTAGCAATAGCTTCTTGTACTTTTTCTAATAGGGCTTTTTCAGCTGTACCCCATATTTTTTTATTATCAGTATTAAAAGCAACTAAAATACAACCTTCTGTATTTAAAGCTGTATTACCCCCATGTGCTCTAACACCTGCAAAAGTTACACCTTTATGATTAATAGTATAATCGTTTTGATTATACAAAAGAACCATAAGTCTTTTAAACCTTGCAGACATAGTAACTGTTACATTATACTTTAATGCAGGTATTGCAGTCATTTTAGCTATTTTAACTCCATCAGGTCTAACAGTATCTTCTAAAGCACTGCAAAAATAAAAGCCATCAATAACAACTCTGCTAATAACGTTACGTTCTACTTCTGTAGCACCATCATTATAAACTTCTCTGTATTGTTTAATTTCCATGTCTACCGTTATTAAAATTTATTTCTACAAAACGAGTATTTGTTAAATCATCAATATGTTTCATAACTACATCAATATCTTCTTCTTCTATTTTCAAAAATTCAGCAATATCAAAATAAGTACCAATACCTGAAAATGCAGCAAAACTTCTATCACTATCTTTAGAACCTATCATAAGACTTCTAAGTAAAGATAGTTCTAACTTTAAAGCACAAGCATAAGCCATTCCAGGGTCAGGCTTACGACTAAAGTTTTCTTCAACATATAAACTAAATCTATAAAATGGTTTAAAATTTGTAACCTTTTCAATCTCATTTGCAATCTTCTCTAACTTAATATTAATTTCAGATTCTCTTACTAGCCCTTTTTCAATACCTCCTTGATTAGTTACAATACAAATTCTAAATCCTTTTTTTGAAAATATTCCTAATACATCTAAAATACGTCCATTAAATTTCCAATCATTAACATCTTTAGGAAACTTATCACCACTTGCAGTAGTTATAATTGTTCCATCTAAATCTAAAAATAAACCTTTCTTACTTACCATCTTATATTAATTTTAATTATTTACCATTTACCTATTGGACAAGTTTTATCTACTGCTCTTACTACTGCACTTAATGAAGGACAACCACAAAGAGTACACTTTAAATTTTTAATTGGAGTTTTATCAGGAAGATGTAAAAGAGTTTCTACTGAAAATTCACAAGGGGCACATATAGCAGCACGTTCTTCTGCCATCTTTTTAATTGCAACACTTGGAAACATATAATTTTTCCAACCATCTAATATAACTGATAACTTATCCATCTTATTCTCTATTACCTACTTCACCCCCACCCCAAACTTTAGAAGTCTTTTCAGTCAAATCTCTTAAAGCTTGTTCTACTGCTTTCTCTGTTGTATTAATAGCTTTAGGAAGTGTATCAGCAATCTCCATTAAAGCTTTTAAATCAGCAACAGCAGCTTTTGCTAATGCACGTCTTTTAACTTTATCTTCTTCAGAAGTACTACAATTTTTTAGTTCTTCTATATCAGTCATAATAGAATCTTTTAAAACATCTATTACTTGTTTTGAACCTTGTAATGTTTGCAATAATGTTCTTGCATAACTTGTAGAAACTCCACCATAAAACTTCTTACATTCAGCAATAGCACTTTGAACAGCATCATCAGGTTTCCATTGGTCATCTAGTCCAGCAAAATGAACTCCTTCATTATGAAGAGCGTTATCATTATATCCTTGACGAATTCCAGGGCTATTAAAATTAAACATAAACCAAACATAACGCAACTCGCTATCAGTTCTTTTTTTAAATACCCGTCCTTTCTCAACAACCCCATTATCTCTTCTAATAAGTTTTAATATTGTTGGGAGTGCTTTAAGTTCATTAATATCAAACTCAATATCTCCATCTCTATTTACATTATAAATCTGCATTTTTCTTAATCTTTTTCTTAATGAATAAAGTTACACCACTTGATGTTTTAGTAGGAACTTCAACTGTTTTAAATTTACTATTCTCCATTTTAACTGCATATACTTTATATACAGAAGGCATCAATTTTCCGAGAAAACCTAATCTAACAACAAGTCTATTAATAATAGCGTAATTAATTACAAGTCCTATTTTAATTATTATAATCTCAACTAACTCTGTTGATATTTTATAATTAAACTTCTCCTCTACTTCTATTACAATTTCACGCACTATTCTATGAAAGATGCGATCTTTTTGCATTATCTAAATCTATATCATTTTTAACATTAATACTAATCTGATTCAATATATGATGTTTTGCTATTGTAGTAAATACAGCTATACACTCTTTAAAGAATGTTTTAATAACTTTATCAATAGCATTTGATTTGAAGAACTTTTCTTTACCTTCTATTTCGTGTTCACAACTAAATAGAATTAATTTTTCTTCATCTAAAGCAGTGTCTAATATAAAGAAATTAAAGACAATAACTTCTGCCATTTCAATTCCTTCACGACCTTCCCCTGCTTTTACTATAACTTTTGGACGTATCTTAACTTCAAAATCTATTGTAAATGCAAAACCACTTTTAATGTTTTCAGTGTTAATAGCATTGACAACTGCACGTAAGGCATTAATTAGACCTTTATCCGCACCATCATAATCTTTTAAAACTACACCATCTTCAACTTTATCATAACCCTTATCTTTAATCTCACTCATAATTTTAGTTTCTTTAATATTAGTAATTTGTTTTAACCTATTGGTTTCAGCAAAGATAACTAAAAAAACATAGCAACCTAATCTTTTAACAAAATTTTTTATTCACCATTAAACCACTATCATTAATGCTATTAACATTTTACCCTGTAATTATAACAACCAACTATTATTAAAAAATGTTTATTATCATTTGTATATATGGAATTCAGTTTTTATATTTACAGGGTTAAATACATTATTATAAATATACTAATATTAATACTTCAAGATTTTCCTATGTCCACGCGTGTATATGCGTACATATAAAGGGCTGAAAAGCTTTATACTAATTTTAATACTATAACAGAATTAAACGCTGATAGTACAATGCAAATAAACTCATATAACTAAAAACAACTAAATTTAATAAGATGGAAAAAGACGCGTCTAATAGTACCAAAAAAGTATATTTTACAATAGAGAATAATTTAACTTATAAAGATATAATTAAATATATTTTTTTAAGAAAAAGTATTCTTAATATTGAAGCAGATATTAATACTGAATATCATATTACAAATATGAAATTAACTTTAGAAGAATTTTATACATGGAATATATTATATACTTATATTAAAAATAAGTGGAGTAGATTTAAAAATAGAAATAATAAAAATGATACTTGTTCATTAATGGAAGCACCAATAAAAGATTTACCCGAAAGAAGATTCTCTGATGATGTTGATGCTAAAGCACAAAAAGATAAACAAGAAAATTATACATCGTTTGATAATAGAATTTTAACAATAAGTCAAGCTGTTGAAGAACGTATAATACTCCCTATTAATATTCGTGCAGGAGATTTTGAATATAAGTACGCTTTCTTAAAAACATTTTATTCAGTTAAAGAAATTAATTCTGCTATAAACAATTTAATGTTAAATGCTAATAATGGAGTACATTATATTTTTGAAGTTACAGTAGATGCTCCTGTATATCAAGAAATTGCACAACAGTTTTACTTTATAAGAATATCACCACAAAGACCTTTATCAGCTACTCCTTTAATACCTTGTTGGCATATACGTCCTAATGTTTATGTTGAACTCTATACTAATCTTAATTTACAAAAGAATGACACAACTACAACAAACAATACACAAATACAATAATACACTATTACATGAAATGTTTACTGAAATAGTAATCATAGGTAAAAGTGAAATTCCAGCAGAAGTGATATGTAGTCCTAATATGGATTTTTTATTTACATTTGCAAAATTTGAAACTACATTATGGATTAGACATTACTACTTAATATTAGAAACATTAAAAACAGAAATTCTTAAACGATACTTAAAAGGAAGAATAAAATGAGTCAAAAGATATTATTTAAAGATTGTAAGTATCGAGAAAGATTCTATAATATAGAAGTTCATGTTGATGCTATAACTAGTAAAAATATTGAAGGTCAGAAATTTCATAGAATAGTAGGAACTTATAAGAATGCAATATCTCAACTTGATTGTACTACATCATTATTATTTAAATGTGTAGAAGAAATGCATTGGACTATTAATCAGTATATTGATAGAGAGTATGAAGCAGAACTTATTAAAATTTATAAAGGATTGAGTGAAGCTGAAAAGACTTTACTTAAGATTGGTTTTACAATGAAAGAAGTTAAATAACTAAAATTAAAAATAATGGAAGATACTAAAGGTAAATCTGTATTAGAACAGATACAAGAGAATAAAGAATATCAAGTATTAACTAAAGAAAAAATACTTGAAGCTTTAGAATGTTTAGCATCTAAAAAACCTTATAGAGAGCATAAAGTATTTACAAGTTGGTATGACGCTAAAGTTATAAAAGATACAAGTGAAGATAATGCGATAGGTGGAGCTATGAGAAGTTTAATGACTGAAAAAGCTTTAAATCTTGTAATGTTAGCCATAGAAGTTGGAATAGAATTTAAACTAAGAATAGAAGGTGATGTAGTTGCAGCATCTATTGATTTAAGTAATGAGTCTTTATGGATGAATTATGAAACAAAAACTAAATTGGACGAATATCTTAAAGAAATAAAAAGATGACATTAGAACAGTTTATGAAGAAGTATATGAAGTATAATCAAAATGTATCATTATATAGTTATAGTGTAGCAGAAGGTTATAAAGAGTTGAAAGTATTAGGGCAAGTATGTGCATTTCAGAATGGATACTATGGTAATTGGGAGATGTATAAAATACTAAGAGTATTAAAAGGTGATAGTAGTGGAATAGTTAGGATTGCTATTAAGAAGCCTAGAAAGAAGTTGTTTGGATTGTTTTAATTAAAGGTATAAGTAATAACATAAAATTAGAAATAATGGAAAAAGATGAAAGAAAGTTCTTTATAATGAAGAAAAGAAGAAAGGGTTTAACTGAAATGAATAATAAGGCAGTTATTAAAGACTTTACTGATACTGAATTGATAATAAGTAAGATGAGGAGAGCAGGTTTTAGTGCAATTCCTTATGATAGGAGTGAAAATGATGATAATGTTTAAGTTATTATGTATAAAAAATATAGTAAAAAATTTTATATAGAAAAAATTTATAAGAGAGTGTTCCACCCTGATGAAACCCCCCTCTGATTTTCGAGCGAGTTGTAGCCCCGTACCTATAACTGCTCATTTACAATTTAAATACTTAAAAACTTAGAAAAAATGGCAAAAGCTATTCCTGTTAAAGTGAGCTCTACTGTAAGAGCAATTGTTGCACTTGACGTTGACCGTGAGGTTACTAATGGTAAGGGCAACACAAGTGTATACACTCATCGTATGCACCTTAACCAATCTCCATCCTTAAATGCTGCTCATAGTGAGTTAAGCAAAGTAAAGAACGAGAATGGTAAACCTTTATCCTTTGGTTCATTGACTAGCAATGGTACATTTGCTGTTGATTTGAAGGCAGGTGAAGCTAAGCGTCTTGCTAATATGGCAGGAGCAATGGGTATTAATCAGCTTGTTGGTGCTTCTTATCAAGGCACTATTGTATATAGACCGAAAGGTTCTACGTATGAAACAAGAGATGGTGAAACCCTTGAAGTTGGTTCTACACACGTAGCACGTGAAGATGAACAACTTAAGCTTACTATGGAGCAACTTAATGCAATAGCTTATGCTTCTGCAATGATTGCTTCATCTACTGCTAAGAAGGAGGATGAAGTGATTCAATCATTTGGTTTCGGCTCTATTGCTGATGCTGGTAATGATGATGATGAATCACTTGATACAGGGTTTCAAGATGGTGAAGGTGCAGATGATGATTCGCAAGAATCTGAAACACCTGAAACAACAGAAACACCTGTTGATGACTTAGCTGATGTAGTAGCCAATAAAAAGGCTGCTAAGGCAGGTAAGTAAGGAATATGATGGAGGAGTGCAGGTCGGGCTGCATTCCTTCGTCATAATTCTTTTGTAAGAAGGGATATCGACAGAAAATGTCGATGTTTTAATAATATCGACAGAAGATTGTCGATAAAGGTAGACGGCATAAATAATTGGCTTAAATAGTTGAAAATATACTATTCGCACCAGTTTAAATCGCTGCTCCAAAACTTGGTGTTAACAAAATTACAAGCGAAATTATAACTCAAATAACAACTGTAATCATGGATGCTAATACAATTACACTAAAAATTAAAAGTAGTAAAGTTATGATTCATAATCATACTCTTCATGCTACGAGAGTAAAACATTGCGCAACGCATTCTATAAGTGATGAATTTAAATCACAATATAGTCAAGTGTATTCAGTTGCTTGTCAGCAAATAAATGATGCCCTTATGCGTCAATATCAGCTTGAAATGTTATTATTTAAAGAACATCAAGATGATATCAGGTAGTGGATTACTAATAATCCTTGTTGTTATTGCAGTTGTTATAGTAGCTGAACAACGATACAAGGGAAGAAGAGGTTGGTAGTGCTGGTCTTGTTGCTTATAGTCTATGTGTGGTTAGTGCATATGATGATTTGTCTTATGGTTAGGGGTAACTAAGATGAAAGACTGTAAGAGAACGAGCCAGTACTACTAATACCCTTATTGTTATTATTACTATTTTAGTTGCCCAAATTATACCGTAATACTTCAGTATTAACTAATTCATATAACCCCAATAACAGTAATAAGCAATTATAATAAGGTAGGAATACCGCAAGTAACCATATAATCATGGGAAGTTGTATAGAATAAAATCTCTTGACTTATATTAAAGTTAATGTCTTAAAAGCAGAGAGTAATACAGGCTAAAATGCTGTTCTATATGATGGTGGAATACTATTATAATTGTATAATACTTTAATCAATGTATAACTCATGTAGTTAATATCTTAAATGGTTGACTGAAGAAATATAGGTCGTAGAAATGCAAGTACATTTAAGATATGAAACTACCCTGATTAATATGACTCCTATACTTGAGATATAACATTAGTTATAATCAAAACAGTTAGAAATCAGTCTAAGCTTGTATGCTAAATATTAATCAGTATAAATGAGTAGTTGTAATAACCTAAATACGATGAATTAATATATTCGTAATATGGTCTATGTTCTAAGATAAAGATATTATCAAGGATTATTACAACTAAGTACATTAATTATTAGTAAAAGGTTATAATACTTAGGTGGTTTCATAAGTATTATGTAAAACTGTTTAACGCAGTTTCCTTTTATTATATAATAAAGAATAACTCTTTTATGTTCCTGACATAGAGTATAAAGAATGTTAAATACAAGGAGTGCATGGTAGCTCAAACTCAAAAAACTTTAATCATGAATTTAGTTATTATTGATGACTTTGCTTTATCTCTTATAGATAAGGTAAATTTAAAAGAACTTAATAGAGAACATCATCCTGTAATAGTAGTTGTAGTAGATTCACATGGTTATTCCAAAAGATATAAACTAAGAGAAGATACTATTGAAACTTTTATTGCTGATATTCCTACTAAATATCTTATGATAAGATAAACACTTTGAGTTCGGGGGAGATAACATCAAACCTGAACTTATAATACAAACAATTACTAATTTTAAACATTACTAACCTTTAATAATTAAAACCATGTCTTTATTGACCAATTCCAAAGTATCTGTAATATCAAATTTTATCAATGGTACTGATAGCAGTATTACATTAAAACAAATACATGACTTTAATAGTCTTATGTATGGTTTAGCTGTTCATTATCAAGATGAAAAACTAACACCTTCATATACAATTATGTATGCATTACATAATGAAGATTTACAAGTTACTCTTTCTGAGTATATGTATGAATATATGAATAGGCTTAATCAATATACTGATGTTCGATTAGTTATTCTTACAAAAAATAACAATCCTGATGTATATGATTATAATCAACCTACTTCAATTTGTGATGAATCATGTACTGATACAGTTCCTGCTCCTATAATTGAAGTTCCTGCTCCAATATATGATGAAGAATTTTTCAAAGATTTAGAACAAAGTGATGATGAACCAACAGCAATATCAACTAATAAATTTACTGATTCTGATTTTAAATCAGAAGATGAATTTATACCTGCTGTTGATAATTTTGATGAATTTGTAGAACCTACTGTTCAAATAGAAACTGATGGACCAATAGTATTAGGTACGATTGATTTGAGAAATATTAGTTCTAATACTCTTGATGAATATTTTAAAGATATAAATGGTTTAGTGTATAACATTAGTTTTAACCCATTACCTGTTCATATTTATCAAGTTGTTGAACCTATATTTGATGAAACTGCTAATCAATCTCGTAATACTGTACAACTTCTTATGAATTGTATATCATTACAAGAAGCATTTGAAAGAGGACAAAATTTAGAAGAACGTCGCAGTACATCTGTTGGTGATGTAATAAATGTTAAAGATAAATATTTCATGGTTTGTGGTCGTGGTTTTAAAGAGATAACATACCATGAATGTCTTGGAATTGCTTTCTGATTCTCAATAACATATTAAAATACTTAGACATTGTCCTTTTAAGTTAAGGCTTGCATGAAATGTCCGTCAGGTGAGATGCCTAATTCTTGTAGGAATACAAGGTCATAGCATAAGTGATTATGAAACAATGCAGGTTATATGTTCACTAGAAAACATAATGTAGGTGAAAATCCTATAAACTAAAAACTTAAATAACTTTCCAAGTTGTTGAGGACAGCATAGTTCTTTTTATAATTCAATATGATACTACCCAGAGTAAACAACTACTCGTATTAATTGATTATATAAAGTTTCTGCTGTAAAACACAAACTAACTAAAACAATTACCCATGAAATTCTACAAGTTTAAAATTACGATTGATGGTATCCAATATGGATATACAATGCGTGCTGTTTCATTCCTTAAAGCAATGAAAGAACTATTAACACGTTATGAGTACAAGTGTATTCATTTCGTTATGAATTAACCTTTTAATTAACCTGTAAATAATAAAACAAATGCGTGTTCAAGTCCTCGATAATCAAACCTTTAACAAAGGTGGTAATGTTGCTGCTTTAAGAGCAGAAGTTGTTGCATCTAGTAATGCAAATAAAATTGATACTAAATCAATGTCATTTGAAAAGTATGCAAAAACAGCTGAAGATAAATTAGATTTAAAAGAAATGAAAGTTTCATTTAAATTAAACCCATTGGTATTCCCAATGATGTAATTAATATGGGGGCGACTGGTTTTGATTGCAATACGAATATTACTAACAAGCATGAGAATGATATTATACTCATTAAAAATGTATATCACCAACAAACGGCAAAGTTAAGAACTTGTCTAATCATGTTGGGTTTGTAAACTATGCTGCACCACGTGTGCAGTATGGTATTGCTGCCTAAGTAAATGATATGAGCATCTATGCTTGGAAACAGAAAATAGAAAGCGTGAAGTAACTATAAAACTTAAATTATAGCAGTTCT